TCGGAGTCGGCGTCAGGTGCCCACGTCAAATAGCTGTCCGGTCCATTGCGGTGCTCCTCGCAGACCCAACCGCAAGCGAACAGGCAATCATTGCCCAACTCCCGATCTGGCCCGCTCGCCTTCTCGATGCGCTCAATGAGTGATTGAAGGTCACACATCCTTGCCCCCTTCCGCCTTGGTCAGAGCGGCGCGGATTTCTCTCAGAATATTCCAGCACTCATTTCCAGGATGCTGATCGTTGCAAAGTTCTTGGACTGCGATCTCGGCTCGTTTCAGCGCCTCATACATTTCTGGGGCGGCGGAGATGAGCGCAGCATTTCCGGCTTGATGATGATGGGCGTTTACGTTTGCGACGATTAGCCCGCCCTCAATGGTCACGATGTACCATTCAGGGTCGATTGATTCCTGGCCGTAGAACCACGGCCCCTTCGTCCACGCCTGCTTGTGAGAGGTCATGAGGCACCGCCTGACTTGGCAATGGCCGCAGCTACAAGCTCATTCGGCACGTCCGGGGGTAATGGCAGCCAGTGTGTGGGTTCGGCTGCAAATTCGAAATCATCTCCAAAGAAGTCGCCGGACGCATTCAAAAATTCCGGCTCATCCCAGCTTCCACTCCAAGACGTAATACCCCAAGCTCCACCGACTATTTCGTTAGTGATTTCTCCGTCGTCGTCATATGCGAACTTCGGATACCAAGCGAGAAACGCCTCGCCGTAAGTTTCCTTCGCTGCATTAAGATCATCTGATGGTGCTGGAAACTCCGTCCGCCCGCCTGCTGCTGCCCCGGAGGTCATCGCTGATCTCCGGTGAGGCGAGCCGCAAGCATTGCGTCAGCAACTGCATAAGCCGCCTTCGCCCATGCGTTGAACTTGTCTTGGTGAGTCGGAAAATCTTCGTCAGGCCATGCGCGGATAGGAAGTGCTGAGACCGCCTGACCAGCAAACCAGTCACGCAATGACATGCCCGTCTCTACCCGACGAAAATTCGGGTCAGTAGGCTGGAGAAGTGGGAATGCTGGTCCACCATTCTTGATGTCAGTCATCATCACACCCGATCAATCTGGAGGGGACGGGAGGCGGTGTGTTGCTCAACTGGCAATCTACGATCGGCCGGCAAATGCCGGTTGGCCTGCCAGTGCGCGAGCAGAAGGTCGGCTTGCTGTTGTCTGGTTAGGGTCTGCGTGAACATCAGATCCACCGCATGTTGCGTGCGAACACGAATGAAATTGAAATGGCGAGAAACGTGCCGGCGAACATGACTGAGAGGCGGGCGGCTTCAGTCATTCGCTTGCTCCACTTGCGAGGAGCAGGGCAGAGTCGATGAAGTAGGTGCCAACTCGCTCGGTGCCGTCAGCAAGCCCCTCGTTCATTGCCCAAGGGTTGAGGCCGGCGGCTTCGATAGCTGCGTCACCGGCCTCGATTACCTGCCGTACCGTTACTAGCGAGGCGATAACCTCCACGCGCTTCAACGCAGCCACGAGTGCATCGTGTGCGTTGACGGCGCGGACGATTAACGGTGCGTATGGCCACTCGACGCGGCAAACCTCATCGTTCTCATCAGGCGTGGCATCGATAGGAATCGTTCGATAAATCCCGGCCGAAACCTTGGCACCGTTGACAGTAACTACGCCGTCAATCTCCCACGGCAGTCCCATGATGTTTCCCATCACGCTGCCTCCCGCGCAAAGCGGTACGGGTAGTTGGGCTCATCTGGCGTGGCGTAGGGCCAAGGCTCGTGTTTCCACTCGTCGAACACGACCGGCGCCGGCTGTTGCACGGCAACAGCTACCGCCCTTGCGCCGATATCCCGCACAAGCCGCCTACGTTCACGATCCGCGTAGTGCGCTTCAAGCGCCAGCCTTGCGTACTCCGCTTCATTGGGGGATACCCAACCATCAACATGACCGTCAAGTCCGATGCGCCATGCACCTGGCTTCAGGGTGCGCAGATATTTTGGGCCGAATGTGTAGGCGCGCAGGAAGTGCTTGATGTCAGCGGCGCCAAATCCGGTGTTGGCGCCTATCAAGTCGTACTTGATACCTAAGGCCAAAGGCCGCTTGGCCTGACCGCTGTAGGCGATGACCGCGAAGATATCGGCCAAGTGCGCGCGCTGCTCGCGATATGCAGGCCAGTTGATGCTGCGATTGATCGAGCGGCGCTTTTCGATAATGGATGACATGTGAGTCTCCCCGATGCGATGAGGAGACAATATGCGATTATCGCACAGTTGTCAACTAGAAAAGTGCGATGGTCGCATATTTATTGTGCGATGGCCGTTGGTCGCCAATTTGCCTTAAAATGCCAGCACCCGCCCGGCGACCCGGCCAACTATTCGCAGTTCTTCTAACGTCATGGTTTGATTATCGCGATGCGATGGATTGTCGGAGATGACTTTCACGGTCGGGGGCTCGCTCTTCCATACATATTCTAGTCGCTTTATTTGGGGTGCGCGGTTTCCATCCGAAATTAGATAAAGGCCATCATTCCCAAATGCGTTGACGCGGAGGTCAACGATCACCTTGTCACCGTGCCTAACCGTTGGGTCCATCGAATCGCCGCGGACCTCCATCACAACAGAATGGTGACTTGAAGCCTTCATCGTGTTTTGAAGATAACCGTCAGGGAATACCCATTCCGCGACCACCATGTGCCCCATCATAGTTCCCCCATTTATATGAATTTGCGCATATTCTCCTATAGTCCCCTCGCCAGCCCCCGCTGTGACGTCCAACTCTGGAATAGAACCTGGTATGCGAGCGTCGTAATGATCGCGGCTGTACCCGCGTCCTTCTTCCTGCTCAAAGCGACCAACCTCAACTAGGTTGACGCCAAGGTATTCTGCTCCCTCCAATGGCGGAGGGCATAGCTCCAATAAATTTTTAGACTTTATATAATTAACGAGAGCGGCATATTCGGCGATTTGAATCTTCCGCTTGTTGTTTAGAGCTTTTGAAACTGGACTCGGATCACGCGGGTCGATTCCCCAGATTCGCGCAATCTCAGAATTTGTCAGATCCAATTTTTCTTTTACGGAGTGCACCCACTCAAGAATTTTGTCCTGTTTCATTTTCAAATTCCTTTTATGCGTTCAATGCGATAGTGCGATTATGGCAATAATTTTGCAGCGCGTCATGTGCTAATATAGCATTTTCAACTTGACACAAGTGCGATTTTCGCATATGGTTACCAACATCAGAAGCGGGGTAATCAAATGCTGGATGTTGTGGCTGGACGGCGGGTAACCGAGTTTTTCGCACTAGTTGAAGCGTTCCCCGAAAGTCCCCCGCAGCGTCCGGCGCCCCTTACAGAGACGCGCTTTGGCACCCTTCAGGGATGCGGCGGTCATTACCAGTGCCGTCGCATTGCAGTGACGCTGCCATACAGCGGCACCATTGCCGATGCGCCAGACGAGGCCACGGCAAACCACAACTGACAATCAGATCGCCATCACGCCGATACGCAAGTTTCGGCAGACGCCACTCTTATGCCCGGAGATCACATGTCACCCGAAGAAATCGCCCTCTACCAGCTCACGGCTTTCGACATTGGCGACATTGTCGAGATCGACGATTCCGAAGTCATTGGCATCGTGGATGGGTTCGCTGTCACGATTAACGGCGAGGACGAATACCTCATTCGCTATCACGACAACTGCGGCAACCCGCAGCGCCAGTGGTGGCCGGCCTCGTGTCTGTCGGACGCTGACGATGAAGAACAATCCAACGTTATTCAATTTCCTGTCGGCCGCACGAGCCGTCCAACAGTTCATTGAGGGCAATAGCATGAGCAACGCAGAGGCAGGAACTGCAGATACTGGTACTGAATGGTATTTCGGCGTGCCGTTTCCGAGCAAGCGCAAAGCGGGGGAGGCTGGCGCACCAGCTACGCAGGAGCGCGAGTTGCGAGTGGGGGATCGGGTGAAGGTGGTGAAGGGCGGTAACGAAAAAGGTGGCAGTCGGCACGATGCGAAGATCGGGGATGCATTCACGCTGAAGGATTGGTGCACTCCTGGACGGTTTTGGCGAACAGATGGTGGCCCAGACTTCTACCCTCACGAACTCACCCGCCTCTCCACCTTCCTCCCAGACACTCGGGTTCGCCTCAAGCGCCACGTTCACCGCTTCGCCGCAGGCGATACGGGAACGGTAACTGTCGCCAACGACGAGAATGTCGGCGTGCGGATGGATGAAGGCCGGCACTGGGCATTCAAGCCTGGTGATTTGGAGGTGGTGGGAATGCGCGGCGCTAGCTTGGCAGAGCAGGCGGACGTCGAGTCGCGGCGTGGCGCTCCTGATTGCGCGGGGCGCAATGCGGAGCAGGAAGCCGAGCCGAAGTTTAAGGCTGGTGATGTGGTCGGATATAAGCCCGGCTCAATTATGGGTAACTCGCGTTATACCATCAAGTGCGTGAAGACCCAGTACAGCCAAGGGCAACGATACGACGGGCCGACTGCTTACGACTTCACGTCTGAGGGTGAGTGGGACACCGAAGATAGCCTCGTTCTTGTCGCCACCAACGACCCAGCCTTGCCCTGCATCGTCGCCCGCGTTCAGGACGGCCAGCCTCGACCCTCATCGTGGCCGCACGTTCACCGCTCTGCGGCGGAGGCAACTAAGGAAGCCGAGCGGCTGGCCTCTGTAAATCCCGGCAAGCAGTTCGACGTCTATCAGCGCGTCACTGGTCGAGTCGCCGAGCAACACATTGAAGTGAAGGTGGCGTGATGACCAGTTGGGATAATCCTCCATTCTCGTCGCTCGTCGGTAAGACGATGAAGGACGTTCGCCAGATTGGCGATGACCGCATAGTATTCGAGTGCGATGACGACAAGGAGTTCGCGCTCTTTCATGAGCAGGACTGTTGCGAGACCGTAATCATCAGCGACATCTGCGGCGACCTTGCGGACCTCATTGGCACGCCGATCTTGTTGGCTGAAGAAGTAAGCAGCGAGGACGACCCGCCTGATGTTGCAGCGAAAAAGGCCGCCGAGCGCGCTGCCAATCCAAATGACTATTACTGGGACGATGAAAGCCAAACCTGGACGTTTTACAAGCTGCGCACGATCAAGGGCAGCGTAGACATCCGCTGGCACGGCTCATCGAACGGTTATTACTCGGAATCAGTTTCATTCTCAGAGGTGCACTAATGAACAACATCACCAACCTTCACGCTCACCGCGCCTTGCCGCTCGCCAGTGCGGCAGTAGTAACCCTCCAGCTGGCACTCGCCTCTGGCGCAACCGCAGCCAGCCTACGAGCTGTCGCCGGCTGGAACGAGCGCAAGTCCTACGACGAGCGCCGCCGCAAGGCTCGCTCACGGCATAAGGCGCAGGCTGCAGCATTGCGTGCGGTGGCGGATGATCTCGAAAGCATGCTGCAGCAGGCAAGCTATCGCATGCAGGAGGCTGCCTAATGTTCTCAATCCGCAGTTCTTCCGCGCGCTCACATGCGCCTTCGCAACTTCCCGCTGCCGGCGGGTACGTTGCTCTATTCTTCGCAATCATCACGCTGCTGCTCGGTAGTGCAGCGGCCTGGATTACGCACGTTATCGTCTGCATCAAGGCCGGCGCGTGGGTGTTGCTCGCTTTCGGCTGCATCGTGGCGCCGGTTGGCGTGATTCATGGAATTGGTGTTTGGCTGGGGGTGTTTTGAGATGGAATGTTTCAAGAATGTAGCGATCCATATTGTTGGTGTTGCGCTGATAGTTCTGGTTGCCTTGGTCGTGGTTGCGATCATTGGCGGCATTACGATCGGCACGGCGCTACTGTTTGGTGTTGCGCCGGGTGGGTTGGCTTTCCCCGCCATCTTTATATTTTGGGTAGTTGTGACATTGGGAACCATCGGCGGCATCATCGAATGCCATGCCTAAACTGCACGCTAGTGCAGTCCTGACACAGCGTGATTGGCCATTGCCGAACGCTAATTTCAACCGTTACGCAAGGACGTGTAATGGCTATCTCATTAGGTTCACTTAAGTCGACGAAGAAGCAGGCGCAGGAGCGTCCTCCGATCCTCACAATCTATGGCGTAGACGGCGTAGGCAAAACCACGCTGGCATCTGAATTTCCGAGCCCGGTTTATATCAGCACAGCTGGTGAGCGGGCGCCGTCAGATATCGACCTGCCTACGCCGGGTGTGGTCACATCGATTGACGACCTCTGGGAAGTGATCGGCGAACTTCTTTCCACTGAGCACGAATTCAAGACCGTCATTATCGATAGTCTGGACGGTCTAGAGCCTCTGATCTGGAAACGTACCTGCGCCCGCATTGGCGCAACTTCGATCGATGATAGCAGCGCCGGTTCTGTTGCCGCTTATGGCCGCGGATACCGCGAAGCCGACGTCGAATGGAATGAGTTAATCGACGCGCTCAACGACTTGGTTGAGGCGGGCATGACTGTCGTCTTGCTCGCGCATCCCGGCATCGTGACGTTCAACTCGCCGATTTCGGATCCGTACAGCAGGTATGAAATCAAGCTGCACAAGCGCGGGGCGGCCCTCATCCGCGAGAAGAGCGACTTGGTAGCCTTCGTCAATTATCGCGTCACGCTGGTTAAGGCTGACCCGAAGAACCCGAAGTCGCACACCCACGGCGAAGGCAAGGAACGCATCATCCACCTGGCCGAGAATGCTGGCTTCGTTGCTAAGTCGCGCTTCCCAACGCCAGACTCCATCAAGTACGTCAAGGGCAAGGGTTACGCCGAGTTAGCGAAGTACTTCCCGCATGTGCAGCAGGAGGCAGCATGATGGAATTGGGCTTCTGGCTGTCAATCTTTGCACTTTCCCTATCCTGTTTCTCGCTAGGCTTCGCCGTGCGTGGACTGTTGGAGTCGGCATGACAACCCTCACAAAACGAGTTGCCGCGGCTATGGAGGCGAAGCGCGCCGAGCTAATCAACCAGCCTCTCGCACGCGTCTGGGAAGAACTTGCGTCGGTTGCCGTCGATGTAGCGCGTGAAGAACTTGAAGGCGAGGCTTACGAGCAAGGCAAGAACGACGCGCTGGACGCCGAGCAGTATGGCGTCGGGGATTAGACTTGCAACACGCTAACGACAATGAGCTTCCGCGCACTCGCGCGGAGGCGAAAGAGAAGGGGCTAACGCGGTATCGAACCGGAATGCCCTGCAAGTACGGTCATGTTGCCGATCGCCTGGTTAGCAATCGGGTTTGCCTTCAATGCGCCAACATAAAAAACAGGAAATGGGTTGCAGCCAACGACAACCATGTTCGACAGAAGCGCAAAGAGTATTACGCCGAAAACAAAGAAACGGTTCTGGCAAATTGGTCTATTTGGTACGCGGAGAACCGCGATAGGGAACTGGAAAAGAAGGCGGCCCGACGCAAGAAGAACAAATCTAAGGATTTGGCATACGCAAAGAAGTATAGACTCGAAAATCGCGAGAAAGTTTTGGCGGCAAGCAAAAAGTGGAAGGCCGAGAATCCGGATAAAGTTAAGAATGACTGGGACGCGTGGTACGCAGAAAACGGAAAGTCGTGGGGTGCCGCAAGAAGATCAATACCGCGAAACAAGATTGATAGCGCTATGTCTCGGGGCATCCATGATTCTATAGGTGACAAGAAGGCTGGAAGAAAATGGGAAACATTGGTTGGGTACACCGTCGATCAACTGATGAAACACCTGGAAAAATTGTTTCAGCCCGGCATGACATTTGAAAATTATGGGAAGGATGGATGGCATATCGATCATAAGATACCGAAGTCTGCTCATAACTACACCTCGCCAGAACACATAGACTTTAAGCGGTGTTGGGCGCTAAAAAATCTACAACCGCTTTGGGCACCAGACAACCTAAGCAAGAGCGATAAACTTTCGCATCCATTTCAGCCTTCTCTAGCCATCTAGAGAAATCTACCGGCGTGATTGGCCCTTTTGCCGAACGCTATGTGTCGAGAGGCACACCACCTGAATGAAAACAGGTGAACTACAAATGGCTTCTATCGGAAAATTTGATGCCACGAAAGTGGATACGGACTCCCAGCCGGAATACGAAAACCTCCCTGACGGAATCTACTCCCTTGAGGTAATTCAGTCTGAGGTTATGCCGACGAGCAAGGGCGACGGCACGATCCTCAAACTGCGTTACAGCGTAGTCGAGCCTGAGCAGTATAAAGGGCGGCTTATTTTCGGAAACATCACGCTCGAAAATCCAAACGCGAGCGCGCAAGAAATTGGTCAGCGCCAGCTCGGAAGTCTATGCCGGGCTATCGGTCTCTCTGAGATCGAAGATTCTGAGGAAACCCACTTCAAAACGTTTGTCGCGAAGGTCGGCCTGTCAAAGCGTCGTGAGGCGGGGGGGAAGATTTACGAACCCCGCAACGAAATTAAAAAGTGGTTTTATCCCGACTCGGACGACATGCCCGAGATCGGGATCACCGGACCCACCGCAACAGCACCAAAAGCCGCCAACGACAACCGGCCTGCAAGCGGCGACGCGCGCACGACTGGCAACGGCGGTGCGGCGGCTACCAAGAGCCGCCCTTGGGGCAAGAAAGCCGCCTGACGCAACTACTACTGGTGCGCGCTGCGCATCAGTAGTTACCCATACATTGGAGCAAACATGATCAACGCAATCCCGGTTATTGGCTGGGCTATCTCGCTATTCTTTATGGCCAGCCTCGCCGTGCCGTTCTGGTTCATCTGGACGGTGTGTGGCATCGGCGCAACCTATGCTTATTGGCTGCCTGCGGTCTATCTCGCGCCTGGCTTCTGGCACTGCGTCGGCGTGTTCATCGTGGTGTCGATTATCAAGCGCGTGTTCGTTCCGACGATTGCGAGCATCACGCAGAGCGCAGACAGTAAGTAGGAGAGTCAGATGATTGTATACAAAATGTGGACTGCCGCGAAGGGCGAAGGGATGCTGCTTCGAACGTGGCGGCGCGAAGGCTGGTTTCTGTTCGGCGTCGTCCCACTGTTCACCCGCGACGTTACCTCGCGCCCATGATGAACATTTATCACGTCTACATCACGCGCGACGGCCGGGAGAAATGGATTGCTCTTGCGCTTTACAGCACGGAGCAAGCCGAACTTCTCGGGCAAGCGTTCCCAGACATTTCGCGCATTGAGACGTGGAGCGGGGACGAGATTTACAAGGCAAAGCACAAACGGACGGTACATTGATGACGCAGACATACGAAGCAGAAAAGAAGTTGGTACGAGCTGCTGCTGGCTGGCACAAGGGCGGGTTTGTCGCTGGCGGCGCTATCACCAGCGTGTTTACGGCGAAGCCGATTCATGATGCTGATATTTATTTCAAGAGCCGCGCCGCTTTTGAATATGCGGTTTTTCAGGCTTACGAGGATGGCCTTTGGTGTGTTGACACCAGTAAGCGCGCGGTGACGTTCTCCGACAATGGCCGCATTGAGCAGTTGATGCACTTCGATTTCTTCCCGACAGCGGAAGATATCTTCAAGGCATTCGACTTCACTATCAACATGGCTGCGTTGGATCTGGACACCAATGAGTTCACGTTCCACGACGACTTTCTGAAGCACAACTCGCAGCGCTTCCTGCGATTTAACAAGGGCACGCGCTACCCGCTGGCATCGGCAACCCGCGTTCTGAAATATCAGCAGCGTGACTACACAATCGGCAAGGGTGACATTCTTAAGATCGCTCTGGCCTGCCGCGCCGTGAAGATCGAAAGCTGGGACGACCTTAAGGACCAGATCGGCGGCGCTTACGGCAATAAGGTGGTGCTTGAGAACGAAGGCGCACCGTTCTCACTGGACGCGGCCATTGACGCGTTGACTGTCAACGAGTCCGGAGAAGAATTGTGGTGCCAGCCAGCAAACGACAACCAACCTAACAATGCAGACGACTTGCTGAAGAAGATCGCGGAATTGAACGGCCAGGAATACGTCGAAGGTCCGCGCGATAATGACGGCTGGCCTGTATTGAACGCAGCATGACCACCAACACGCACGACTACAGCCTCCACCCTCGCGACTGGACGTGGGCAATGCATGAAGAAGCAACTCCGGAACAGATGGCTGTCTACAATAAGTGGTGGTGGTCGTCAGTGACCGGCACCAACCTTGAAAAGTGGATGGAAGACGAGCGTATCGACGCCGAAATATATGAACGCGACAAGGAGTGGGTGCATTGATGGAAGATAAGGGAATAGTGTGATGGCGACAATTACGATTAACGCGGATTACGCATCGCGCCATTGCAAGGCGCGGTTGGAGAGTATCGAGAAGCAATTCGAAGAGGATAAGGCCAAGTGGTTCGAAGAGCAGCGCGACAAGCAGCGTAAGCGCGGCGTCTGGCCATTCAAATACAGCTATTACCCTACGCAAGCTGAGTTGAAAGCGGACTTCGAGGGTAAGAACGCCGATAATTGGATGTTCTATTACTGCCCTGAAATGCGGCTGCGGCGCAAACACTCTGCGGAGAAAGGAGTGCTTCGCGCTATCGTAACTGCTGCCGAAGTGGCTGGACGTGCCGGGGAGGCTGAGATCACGTTGGATAGCGAGGAAATATCGTACCTCAAGCGCGTGGCTGATATCGCCGCCTAACCCCAACCCGCCTTGCACGCTAGTGCATGGCACATAAGGACTCACACCATGACCCTCTCTATATCCCGCGCCGACCTGGCGCGCACGCTGACTGCTGTGACTAAAGTTACGGAATCGCGCAACACCATCGCGATCTTGGGCAACGTATTGCTATCGGCAACGGCTGGCACGCTAACGGTAACTGGCACCGACCTCGATATCGAATACAGCGCCTCTACCGCCTGCGAAGGCGAGCTTAGTACCACGGTTGACGCCAAGCGGCTGTCTGACATTGCTCGGCGCCTGGTTGGCGACACCGTGACGCTGGAGCTTAAGGACGGCTCGCTTGTGGTGAGGTCTGGCCGTAGCCGCTTCACGCTGCCGACCTTGCCTGTTGCGGACTTCCCGCGGCTGGACGGCGGCGTGTTCGAAGCCGAATTCAAGGTGGATCTGGCTGCATTGGTGGCGCCCGTGCGGTTTGCTATCAGCAATGAGGCCACCCGTTATTATTTAAACGGTGTATATCTGCACGAGGCTGATGGCAAACTACGTGCTGTCGCAACGGACGGCCACAGGCTGGCGCACAACAGCGTTGCACACCCAGAGCCAACGGCTCCTGGCGTCATCATCCCCTCCAAGACGGTCGGTCTTATTCCGCACGGTGTTATCGACGTTGGCCTGTCGAAGAACAAAATCCGCCTTGCCATGGCTGACACCATCATTGTGTCGAAGCTGATTGACGGCACGTTCCCAGATTACGGTCGCGTCATCCCGGCAGCTAACGACAACGTCGTCACCGTAAGCCGCGACGAATTGTCGAAGTCTATTGCGCGCGTATCTGCGGTTGCGAACGAGCGTGGCAAGGCCGCCAAGTTCGGCATTGCAGGAGACAATATCTCAATCGATATGCGGTCGGACGACGGCACCGCGCATGAAGATGTGCCGGCCTCGTACAGCGGCGAGCCGATCGAGATTGGCTTCAATTCGGCCTATATGACGGATGTTCTAGCCGCCGTTCCCGGAGAGGAAGTAACTATCGCACTGGCTGATGGCCAGACTCCAGCAATCTTCCGCGGCACGGGAGACGTGCTGGCGTTGTGCATGCCAATGAGGGCGTAGTGATGGCAAAGATGAACGATGAAAATTTCGACGAAGCGTTCTGGGTTGCCTGCGAAGAACTCAAGGACGAGGCACTTGCCGCCATCAATCAAATCCGCGCTGGCAAACCAGACGAAGCAATCGTGACTCTTGAGCGCGCGTTCCTTCCGGCTTGGGAGGATACCGCGGCCTGCGAGGCTCGTTATCGTGAAGTGATGGGGATGGGGCGTGATGGATGATATGGAAGAAATTATCGACAGATTCTATGCCCGCATCGATGAAGTTGAGCGGATGTATGAAGAACTCGCCGAAGAGCTTGGTGTCGTTTTGACTGATCCGATGAAGCAGCACGAAGAAATTCTAGCGCGCGCTAAAGCATGCAGGGCAGCGCACGACGGATTGTTCCGGCGAGCCGAGATAGGTGTGCATATTTAATGGCACAGCTCCCGCAGGTCATTAGCCCGACCGTCAAAGCCATTTACCGCGCCTACGAGCAGGCCAACGAGCACTATGACTCGTTAGGCATCAGCGTAGGTGAGATCGGCACAGAGTGTGACAGGGCGCTTTGGTACAACCTACGATGGGCCAGCCAGCCGGAGGAGATCAACGGCCGCAAGCTGTCAATATTCCGAACGGGTGACCGCTGGGAAGAAGTGATGGTTGATGAACTGCGCCAGGTCGGCGTTGAGGTTTGGGGCCAGCAAGATCGCATTCGTCTGGTAGACGGCTTTGTCCGTGGTAAATGCGACGGCAAGGCGGTCGGGATTTTAGAGGCACCGTCTACAATTCACCTTTGCGAATTCAAGAGCAGCAATGCCAAGGGGTTTAAGGAAATCAAGAAGCATGGTTGCAAAAAGGCCAAGCCGCTGCACTATTCGCAATGCCAAATTGGCATGCATGCCTTCGGTCTTACCAGGTGCTGGTATGAGGTGAGAAACAAGGACGACGATTCGATATACGCCGAGCGCATTGAATACGATGCTGCGTTTTGCTTTCGACAACTCGCGCGAGCGGAGCGTATCATATTCTCGGATGAGCCGCCGAGCCGGATAAGTGACAACCCAGATTTTTTCGGCTGCATGTTCTGCAAACATAAAGATGTCTGTCATCACGGCGAGAAGCCACGCAAGACGTGCAGAACGTGCATCCACTTTCAGCCTGAGCGCGGTGGTGATTGTCATTGTAGTTGCAGTAGATGGAATAAGCCACTCGGAATTGAAGAACAAAAAGCGGCATGCCCATCATACCTTACGTTACCAGGACTAGTTGACGGCGAGGTTATTGATAGTGACGAAGAACGAGAATCCATCACCTATAAAATGCGAAACGGGGCCGTCTGGATTGACTGTGCTTCACAGTAGTGCTGCGGAAGCAAGGGCGGCAGGCGCGAAATACTATTTCACTGGACGACCGTGTAAGAACGGGCACCTATCAAAACGCTATACAAGTGGCGAGTCTTGCGTTGAGTGCTCAAAGCAACGGTACTTGGAGAATATAAAATCTGAAGAGTACAGAGAAAAGCGAAACGCAATACAACGAGAAAGATACGCAAGAGACGGCGAATATCGCGCTCATGTAAGGGAGGTAAGAGACGCAAAACGATCAACTGCAGAGTTTTGGGAACGAGAAAATAAGAGGCAGCGGGATAAAAGAGCGAATGATGAAGAGTTCCGGCTGAAAAGAAATGCATACAGCAGGGAATATGCATCAACGCCAGAGCGGAAGAAGCGCAGGAAAGAAGCAGATGCGGCCCGCTATCTAAAGATGAAGGCCGAGGGAAAAACAACGAGCATAAAGCGGCGCGAGTACACCAGAAACTACATGCGTAAGCGGATGTCCGAAAATCCGAAGATACGTCTGAGCATGGCCGTTAGCGCTGGGATCCGAAGGTCGCTAAAAACAGGAAAGGGCGGCAAGGGTTGGGAGAGTTTAGTTGGGTATTCCATTGATCGTCTTATGGAGCATCTACAGAAGCATTTCCAGCCTGGGATGAGCTTTGAAAATTACGGCGAATGGCACATCGACCACAAAATACCATTGGCAGCTCACAACTTTGAAACGCCTGACGACATTGACTTTAAACGCGCATGGGCACTGGGAAACCTGCAGCCGCTTTGGGCTGTCGACAACATAAAGAAGAGGGACGCCCTTATGAAGCCATTCCAGCCGTCACTAGCTCTCGCCATTCCCGCGAACGACAACGTGCCATCATCGTCCCAATCGGAATCAGCATGACCCCCGCCAACGACAACACACCTAGACCACAATGGTTCGACGACCTTCTGCTGCAGTACGAGCCGTTCTTGCGGGGGCGGTGTAAGGCGCTCGCTCCAGCGGATGCAGAAGATGTCTATCAGGAGTCGGCGTGTAGTGCGCTCACAAGGTGGGCGTCTTATCGCAGGGATGGACACTTCCCAACGTGGTTGAACTTCATTGCGCGAAGCACTGCTCACGAACGTCGTAAGCGTGCGGAACAAAATACACCATCGCACCAGAACTTAACGGTTCAACCGACCCAAGACGCGCGCTTGATACTGGAGGACGAACTGGCATCGATACCAGACGAATTTTCTCTACCTGTCGCGCTCGCCGGCCTTGGGTATTCGCGCCTAGAGATAGCTGAGTTCTGCAACGACAAGCACGCGCCGCGCTGGAAGCTAGATAGAGGTCGAGCGATGCTGCGCGCGGCGAATGATAATGATACGTCAAATAACGAGCACAAGAATAATGCTGCAGCTTAGGGATTATCAGCGGGCGGCATTGGACGCGCTTTATTCATATTGGGATAAAGACGGTGGTTCTCCGTTGCTTGTGCTGCCGACAGGTGCCGGAAAGAGCCTGGTCATTGCCACGTTGATGCGAGAACTGCTCGAGCAATACCCGGACATGCGCATCCTGAATGTTACGCACGTTCGCGAGTTGCTAACCCAGAACTACAAAGAGCTACTCGGAATCTGGCCGTTCGCGCCTGCCGGCTTATATTCGGCGGGGCTCGGGCAGTCTGACGCGCACGCGCAAATCATTTTCGGCGGCGTGCAGACGATCGCCAACAAGACGGCACGGATTGGCCATATCGACTTGGTTTTGGTCGATGAGGCTCACCTTGTACCGCGTAAATCAGAAACGCAGTACGGTAAATTGTTCGCCGGGCTGCGCGCAATCAATCCAGACATGCGCATTGCTGGCCTTACTGCTACGCCGTTCCGGCTTGGTGAAGGTATGCTGACGGACGGCGATGGTGCGATGTTCGACGACATCGCATTTGAGAAGCCAGTAGGAGAACTGATTGATGAAGGCTACCTGTGTCGTCCGGTGTCTAAGGGTATGGCCACAGGATACGATCTCGACGGCGTTGGGAAGGTTGGAGGCGACTATAATCAGGGCAAGCTTCAAGCTGCCGTCGACAAGGATTCGGTGACGCGCGCCGCTGTCGATGAGGTCATGAAGTATGGCGCCAACCGCAAGGCGTGGCTGTTGTTCTGCGCGGGGGTTGAACACGCCTACCACATGCGCGACGAAATCAGATCGCGGGGCATTACCTGCGAAACCGTTGCCGGCGAAACACCAACCGCTGAGCGCGATCGTATTTTGGCCGACTTTAAGGCTGGGCGCATCCGCGCCGTTACCAATAATTCTGTGCTCACAACGGGGTTCAATCATCCCGGCGTCGACCTTTTGGCGCTCTGCCGTCCTACGTTGTCAGCGAGCTTATACGTTCAAATGATCGGCCGCGGCTTGCGTAATGCGCCCGGCAAGGAGAACTGTCTTATTCTTGATTTCGCCGGTTGCGTACGCAAGCACGGTCCTATCGACGCAATCCGCGTGAAGGAGCCGGGCAAGGGAGAAGGAGAGGCGCCCGTCAAGCAATGTCCCGAATGCGAGTCTCTAGTGCATGCGTCGGCCAAGGTATGCCCCGACTGCGGGCACGAGTTCCCGCCCAGCGAAGAACCGAAGCACGCTGCGAGTGCTGACATCATGCCGGTATTAAGCAACGCACCGCCTGTCTGGCACGCCGTTACTGGCAGGCATTTCCGCGAGCACCCGCCCAAACCGGGTAAGCCGCCTAGTGTGAAGGTAACGTACCGACTAGGACTAAATGTTCAGAGTCATTGGCTATGCCCTGAACACGGCAACGGATACGCGCGGACCCGCGCTGACCGCTATTGGCGTGACCATAAGGGCCTGGTGCCGCTGCCTCGCAGCGTGAACGAGTGGCTGGACCGCGCAAGTGAATTGCGTATTACGAGTGAGATACAGTTGCGTCCGAACGGGAAATATCAGGATGTGATAGGATGGAAGGCCGGTGAAGCGGCTGCATCCAATGGCACCACGCCAACAGCAGCCAATGATAACACCAAGTTCATATCCGCTGCCGGTGACGATTGGGACTCAGATATCCCATTCTGAAAATAAATCCCGAAACTTACGCTATCAGACTTGACAACTAATGAAAAATCATTATAATAGTGTGTGCCGTGGACAATAGACAATTCCGCAAGATTCGTACTCGCCTTGGGCTCACCCAGGCTCAGCTTGCCGAAGTCCTGGAATATCAGCACCCAATGCAGGTGTCTGAGTTAGAGCGCGAAACCAATCCAAAGCCAGTGCCAAGACACGTGGCTCTCCTTATGAAGGCATACGATGAAGGATACCGACCCAAGCGTTGGCCTGGGGAAGACGTGTAGTAAGTGCGGAGAAACAAAGCCGCTGGATAGATTCACGACCAATCCAAACGGAAGGTTCGGCAGACATTCTAGATGCAGGGATTGTCAAAGCTCTCAGCAAAAGCGGGCCAGGCTGGATGACCCAGAAAGAATGAGAGGCTACTCAAAGAGGTACAAAGCGGCAAACCCGGATAAGGTTAAGGCGGCGAGCAAATCGCACTATGAGAGAACTAAACGAAGGCAGGCCAAGAGACGTCGCGAGAGATACCAGAACAATAAGGAATTTGAGCTTGCAAGGAACAGAAGATGGGCGGAAGCAAACCAGGAGCGAGTTAGAGAAATAGGAAGAAGGGCCGGGGCTAGGCAAAGATCTACTCCAAGGGGAAGATTGGAAAATGCCATAAGCGCTGGGGTGCATCGTGGGTTGAGAAGGGGAGCCAAAGCCTCCAGGCGAACCTTCGATATTCTTGGCTACTCATTAAACCAATTGATGCGCCACCTAGAAAAGAGATTCCAGCCAGGGATGTCTTGGGAAAATTACGGCAAATGGCATGTGGATCACAAAATACCGTTGTCGGCCCACAACTACGAAGCGCCGGACGATACGGATTTTAAGAAGGCTTGGGCTCTCAAAAATTTACAGCCGTTGTGGGGTCCAGACAATATTAACAAGCACGCCAAGCTTGATAAAGAGTTCCAGCCATCACTAGCGTTTGGCGTTTCAGCAAACGACAATAACAAAGGTGACTGACGGGTCTCCTAACTATGTGCGGCCACTGGCCGAGGTAAAGCGTGCAACCCGATTAAGCGGTGCACACTATGAGACAAGGCGACTGGATACAGACTTACACCGGCAAGCAGTATTGGCCGACCGACCCCAGGCCCGAAGACGTCGACATCCGCGATATCGCGCACGCGCTTTCAATGCTGTGCCGATTCGGCGGGCATTGCCTGCGGTTCTATAGCGTGGCGGAGCATAGCGTCCACATCGCGCGCTGGTTGTTTCCGCGCTACGGCGCGCACGTTGCGCTCTGCGGCCTGATGCATGATGCAACCGAGGCATACGTCACTGACGTGCCGCGTCCGCTTAAGCCGTTCCTTATGGGCTACAAGCAGATTGAACGCGACAACTGGCTTGCTATTGCCGGGTCGTTTGGTCTGCCTGCAAAGCTGCCACCAATTGTTAGAGAGGCAGACACCCGCGCCTTATCCGAAGAGGCGCGGCAGAATATGGCCGCGTGCGTTGCGGAGTGGAGTGCGGTGGCCGAGCCGCTTGGGTTCACGCTTGAATATTGGGATACGGAGCAAGCTGAGTTGGAGTTTCTTGCCGAGTTTCACGAGTTGTCGGAAGCCGCAGAGCGCGAGGTGGCGGCGTGATTGAACCAGTCATTATTGGCGATTGCGCGCTGTATCATGGAGACTGTCTGGAGATTGTGGCGAGGCTGGATACGGTATCGCACGTCATCTCAGATCCGCCGTATGAAGACAGCCTACACAAATCAAAGAACAGTCTACGCGGACGGGTCCGCGTAGACTCGGGGCCGGACTTGAAGGGACTTGACTTCGCTTCGATTAATGACATCCGCGCCGACGTAGTAGCAGCCGCTGCACGTGCCTGCCAAGGTTGGTTCATTGCGTTTTGCACGATTGAGGGTGTCGCATATTGGGCGGAAGCGATCAACGCCTCCAGGATGAAGTATAAGCGCGGTTGTCTTTGGGTGAAGCCAGATGCAACACCGCAACTGAACGGTCAGGGGCCGGGACAGGGTGCCGAGTGCTTCGTCACTGCGTGGAACGGCAAGGGCCATGCACGCTGGAACGCTGGAGGCAAGCGCGGCGTCTACACCCACCTGACCAACCAACGCGACCGTGACGGTCGCCACCCTACAGAGAAGCCAATCCCGCTGATGCGCGAGCTTTTGCAGGATTTCACCAATCCCGGCGAAACCATCCTCGATCCTTTTATGGGCAGCGGCACCACCGGCGTCGCGTGCGCGAAGATGGGCCGTCGTTTTATCGGCATCGAGCTTGACAGAAAGTATTTCGATGTTGCTTGCGAACGCATCGCTAAGGCTTACGAGCAGGGCGACATGTTTTCGGAACCAGAGCGGAAACAGAAAACTGCAAACCTATTCGCCAACGACAACGCTGCCCATGCGCAAGCTGGCGCCGCTGCATGACCGACCTCATAGGCATCTGCTCCATCTGCAAACGACGCCATACCAACATCGGATACGCACCACACGAGCGCGCTCCCGTGAAATGGGAGTGCAAGGAATGTCTCGAGTTACCAATCGACCAAGTTAAGAGGTTTCACCACATGCCACGCAAGGAAATCGAACGCTTCGAGCGGCAAGCATTGGAAGATGGCGGCAATGCTGCCGGCGCGTATCTGGACAGCATTGGCAAGACAGACTTGGCAGAACTAGAGCAGCACGAGTGGAATCATTTCCTCGGCGTTGTGCTGCAGGCGTATGCCGACAGCATGCGGGAGATTGTGTCGCGCGAGGTGCCGTACTGATGATGACCCCACTTGAATTAGCAAACTTCTACGTCTCGCAAGGCATCAAGGTTTTCCCGTGCCGTAGCAAGGCGGAAGAAGTGATCGACCAGTACACTGGCGAGGTGACAACGCTTGGCGAGAAAACTCCGCTAATCTCGAACGGCTTCAAGGGGGCAACGCGCTTTCAACACATCGTCAAACGTTGGTTTACCGACTGGCCTGACGCGGCCGTAGGCTTGCCAACCGGGAAGGATGCCGGGTTTTTTGTACTCGATATCGACAACAAGCCAGGTGGCGCAAATGGATTCGAATGGCTTGCCGAGATGGAGGCGGAGCATGGTCCGCTGCCTGAAACCGCGCGCGTATCGTCTCCTAACGGCGGCATGCACTATTTCTTCAAGTATGTTGATGGAGCACGCAACCGCGGCAACCTTGGTTTAGGCGCGGACCTGAGAGGCGAGGGCGGCTATGTTTGTGCTGCCGGAAGCGTCATGGCAGATGGCCGCGCCTACAGGTGGGTGGAGCAGCCAGACCCGTCGCGTATCCCACCGATCGCGGATGCTCCCGCATGGCTTATCGATCTCGTCGTCCGCAAGCCCACACCAACAAACACAACCACGCCTTCCGGCCACGTTACCAACAGCGCCTACGTAAACGCCGCCGTCGACCGCGAGTTGGCCGACCTGTCGGCGATTCCAATGGGTGCTGGACGTAATAACGGGCTCAACGATGCCGCATTCAACCTCGGCACATTCGTTGGTGCCGGCGCATTGGCCGAGTCCGAGGCTCGCGCCTTGCTGCAGGACGTTGCGCGCGGATGGGGCAGGGATTGGTCCCGATGCGTCAAGACGATCGAGAGCGGCCTGGCGGCTGGTATGCGGTCGCCGCGGGAAATACCAAGCGCAGAGCACGATAACGACAACACTCGCCTCGTCGACATTACCAAGATGATCGAGAACGGGCTGCGCAAGGCGAAGGAGCGGGAGCTGGAGGCTAAAAAACCGGCGAAAGAACCGGCAAAATCCGACGTCAAAACCGCAGAACTGTCAGAAAAACCAACACAATCTTCTGACGGCGAACCGACCGCCCAACCGGCAGACAAAGACAAGCCGGCCATCCTCGCCACCGCATTCAAGTGGCAGAACCCGAAAACGCTGCCGCGCCGCGAGTTTGCGTTTGGTACCCATTATATCCGCAAGTATGTGTCGGTAACGGTAGCGCCGGGCGGATTGGGTAAGACCGCTAACAGCATTGTGGAAGCGTTGGCCATGGTGTCGGGGAAACCTCTCGCCGGCACCAAACCGCCAGAACGGCTTCGATGCTGGTTCTTTAACTCTGAGGATCCGCGCGACGAGCTGGACCGCCGCATCATGGCGGCATGCATCCGGTACAAACTTGCGCCGGCCGACACGGAAGGGTTGTTCCTCGACACCGGCCGCGAGCAGGAGCTTGTCATTGCGGTTGAGGACAAGAAATCAGGCGTTCGCATTGTGCAGCCGGTGGTGGAAGCCGTGGTTGAACAAATCCAGAAGCACAAGATCGACGTGATGATTGTGGATCCGTTCGTCTCAACCCACCAAGTGAATGAGAACGACAACGGCGCGATCGACAAGGTCGCTAAACTGTGGGCGCAAATAGCAGACCACACCAACTGCGCGATCGATATCGTCCACCACCTGCGCAAGCTGGCGGATAGGGAGGCGACAGTGGAGGACGCCCGCGGCGCGGTGTCACTGATCGGTGCGGCCAGGAGTGTAAGAGTCCTAAACAGAATGACCGTCAGCCAGGCGGAAGAGGCAAGCATCCCTGCGAACGATCGGTTTGGGTATTTCAGCATAAACCACGGCAAGGCCAACCTTGCGCCTATGTCGCAGAAACTGGATTGGCGCCATCTCGAGGGCGTGCCGTTGGGCAACGGCCGCGGGCTTACAAAGCCGCAGGACTTCGCGCCTGTGGTGGTGGAGTGGAAGTGGCCAAGTTTGGAAGAACAGGCTGACGCCATCCCACCGGAGGCGCTGGAAGCCATTAAGAAGCGCATCGGAGGCGGCGACTATCGCGATAGCGAGCAGGCCAAGCAATGGGCTGGGCGCGTGGTAGCAGACGTACTGAACATGGACGTAGACAATAAAAGCGACAAACGGCGGGTAAAGGCGCTTCTGAAGAAGTGGGAGCGTGATGGACACTTTACATCTGAAATGCGCCCAGATGAAAAATTCATGAAGCGGAAGTGTCTAGTCCCGGTGTGGGGGTGAAAATAAATGAAAATAGGGCTTGACGCCCTAGGGCTGTATGCCCTATAAGGGGGACATCAGCAACGGAGCAAGCAAATGTCTCATCAGTGCAACAAGTGTGGCGGACTTGGCTTTATCGAGAAGTTCTCTGGCATCGAGCACGGCGAATGCTTCCGCTGCTGTGGAACTGGTCAAATTCTTACCATCGCGGAGCGCGCTGAAATACTGCGGAAGCGCGCCGACAAGCATGATGAGGTGATGGCAAAGCAGCAGGGAGTCAGCCTTTATGTGTTCCAGGCTTATGTGGCACCGGCTCGGTTCGGCCTAAACGTTCCCAAGCATGAGAACGTGTGCAGTTATTCGATTAAGGAGTTTGAGGAATGGCTGGAAGTGGCGTGACGACGGATGAGGTGTTGGCTCGGCTCGAAATCCTCTGGCGCAAGCTCGATGAGGAGGGCATGTATGTGCGGGCAGACACCGTCGCACTGGCGATCGATGAGATTAAGAAACTAAGACAGTGACCCCGCACCAATACCAAGCCGCGCTCGATCGTCTCGGCCTTTCACAGGTCGGTGCGGCCGAGCTTTTCGGGGTGGATCCTCGCACTAGCCGGCGATGGGTGGCGGGTGACTTGGTTATCCCGCGGGCAGTCGCGCTGGCATTACGGCTTATGATGAAGCACGGCGTAACGCTGGACGAAGCCGACAGATTGGCTCGGTAGCTACTCCACCAGCCTCAACTTCGCTCGCTTGCCGCTTAGCCGCTCGACAGCCTCTTGAACGCCGGGCCGGTCCATAGCTACGAATATGCGATCGATCGTGCGTTCCGGATCGCGCGGCCCAGGCTCTATATGCTCGGACAGAATGGACTCGATCTCCCGCATGGCGGCGGTGACGCGCTCGATGTCGGTTATGGTTTTTGCCACCGCGGCCTCCGTGATGACTTCGGCAGCCGGATAGCGGGGCCACCGTGCACGACAGTGCCGATGCCAGCGGTGGCGTGTAGAACAGGACCGCGGCCCTCGGCAGCCATTAGCACCGCTTCTATGGCCGCCTGAACATCCTCGTCCCTCTGACGTGATTTCGGGAGGCTAAGAAGGTAGGCGCGAGCGTCCGCCAAGGTTCGGATGGGCTGGCCTTTCGGCGTGGTTATTTTCTTGGTGAGGGCGGTCGACCAACGCATACGCAACTCCACTAGCAAGAACAATGCAGCGGCGTGTAGCGCGGTTCCAACAAAGTCCAATTGTGGCTTTTCTGTTACCCCCACCGCAAACTCATGGTGTGGGGTGGGTGTGGTATTTCCTCTGGCTGACACCTTACTACACACCCCTCACTACCCCATCCCCCTTTAGGGGGTGGGGTGTGTGGGGTGGGGTGTGTAGTGCGAGTGGACTCTAAATTTACGGTGTGGGGTGGCCGCACTACACAGACACAAAGCAGCCATAGTCCGGCAGCCTGATTTTATTTTTCCATACGACATGAGAATCCGGTTCTGCGCCGTATTTGATTTCATGCGGACAAAAACAACCACGCTCAAGAACGGCACGAAGGTTACCAAGCTGGTGGCCGCAAATGACAACGTGCCCGAGTGGAGGCTGCAGGCGGAGGCTTGCCGTCAGTTACGCAAGCTACCTTCCTTCAATAAGCGCTTTGCTTTTGCCGGTGACATGGCCGCGGCCAAAAGAACTCGGCAGGGTGCCGCCATCGCCAAGGCGACAGGTCTCACACCTGGTGAACACGATTTGAGATTTTATCTTGAGGGTGGCGTTCTCGGCCTAATCGAGATGAAGGCGGGGAAGGGCAGTCTAAAGCCCGTACAACGCGACAGGCACGCGTTGCTGTATCGACTGGGATTCACACGTCAGGCGGTAGTTAAAGCTACCACGGAGGCCGACGCGGCATCTCAGGTGGTGTCTATCGTCCTTGGCTGGCTTGCTGCGAATGATAATCATAGGGGCGAGGAATGATTGAGAGCACCAAGAATGCGGACTACGCAACTATCTCTATTGGCGTCGACAGGGATATGAGCGGTGCCCCATTGGTAAAGGCGGACGGGAAACTTCTCGGTACGGTGCAGCAGATGAAGGACATGATCGTGCGCTTTGAAGACGAGTCGCTATGTACCCGCATTATCAGCATCGTCCGCAACGCCAAGAGACGTGGGGTGTTGTGATGAAAACACTAATCCTGATTTGTACAGCGGCACTTTTGGCCGGCTGCCAGATGGACGAGCGCAATTCGCAGCACGATCATTACCGATCGGAAAGAACGTTAGCCAAGATTTGCCCCGACGGCACGAAGGTGTGGTCGTGGAATTCAAAGCTGTGGGTGTTCGACAACCGGGTTTACCCTGATGCTGAGGTCTCAGCGCAGATCGATAGTATTTGCGGATAACATGACCAACCGACATGCCAACGATAACGGCCCCCGCGTTACGCCTCCCGTGTTTACCGCGCTTAAACGCGCCAAGGACTTCACAACGCTGGACAGCGTTCGTAAGTGGATGGTTTCCGACAGCGAGCCAATCACTGCGGCAAACGACAATGGCTTTCCGGACGGATATCAGATCGACAGCCACATGGAATCCATGAGCGCTGATGCGCTCATAGCGGCATACCAAGCAGGCACCTATCACATCGGCATGCACGAGGAGAGGTTTCGGCGTCCGAGGGGACCGGAGACAGCCCCACCAGAACATGAATTCGAGGATGCGGAGGGCGATGTGGCCAGGTATGTCGATCGAGAGCGGGTGCGGGAGCAACTTGGTGATGGTGCAAATGTGCTGGACATGGCGTGCGATGGGCGGACCTATCGGGAGATAGGAGAGTACATCAGGGCATCTGGCTCGATTGACACGCTGGAACGTTCCGGAAAGAGGGCTGTGAAGGATGCTGCAAGATTATTTTACAAAATTGCGGCCTGATTTGCGGTTCGAGGCTCTCCCATTCCCATAATAGTAGGGAGATATTTTCTCCCACTATTTTACTTGCCGCCTTTTGTTGTGCGGCCCCCGATAGCTGCCATGTGTGGCCGGGGTGAATTCCACGCCTACCCAGAGATGGATGGCCCCGCGCTCGGCTCCGGTCGGTGCGGCTCTAATGCGCAGCTGGAAACGATCACTGCACATGGTTTTGGTGCACATCCCATGCTGACTAGGCGACCCGCGACCTTAGTTGGTGCGCGGCTTTCTTCCCCGCTATTGGCTTGCCAGTAGCCTGCCGCAGCCACTGTGCTGCGGTTTCTTATCGCACGGTGCCATGACCCACGCTAGCAAGCCTGTTGAGATTATCGCGGCTGAGCTGTGGGACCATGACGATCCTGACGAGGCGGCAGAAGATATCGTTGAGGCGCTGGAGGTTGCGGGCTGGCGTTTGGTGTTTGTGCCTGATGCGGATCTAGAAGGCGCAATTGGCGTGTGACCGATATAGCGGGGCGCTGGATAGGTAGTTACCCAGGACGCTATGACAGACCAACGCTCTGCCCAGGCTGCCGAGTACCGCAAGCTTTATAAAACGGCGCGGTGGGCTAGGACGAGGGAAGCCCAACTGACGCTGCAGCCACTGTGCGAACGATGCTTAGCGATGGGCATAGTCGAGGTGGCTACGGTGGTTCACCATGCAGATGGTGGGCACAAGGGCGATCCAATTAAGTTTTTCGCCGGGCCATTTGAGAGCCTATGCGCTCCCCACCACGATAGCGAAGGCCAGCGCGAAGACTTAGGCCAGACGATCGTTACGTTCGGTTCAGATGGTTGGCCAGTCTGATTATAGTAATGAATTCATTTGTTTAGGTAGGGGTGTAGCAAAAGTCTAGGGCCTTCACCCTAAAGGACCGGCGGCCCCCAGTTTTACACGCATCCACCATTCAAATGTTGAGGTCCATTAGTGGCTAAGCCGCGAATTCCTCGCGCCAAAGCTGCTATCGAGGCGCGCGACAAAAAGAACCCGCAGCGCTTCAAGAACCGCAAAGAGCCCACGTCTGCCGGCGAACTTGGCGACCCGCCAGAGTGGATGGGTGGCGAGCAGCGAGCGACGTGGAAGATTTTCCAGCGCGAGATTCCTTGGCTGACGGCTTCACACCGCGGCCTGGTTGAGATCGCAACAATCATTAGAGCGCGGCTGACGTTGGGCGAAGAATGCGGGGTGCAGAGCCTTAATCTCCTTCGACAATGCCTTGGTCAAATGGGCGCAACGCCGTCTGATGCAAGCAAGGTGAGCCTTCCAGACGATGACGAGGACAACGACGACATCCTCGACTGAGGCGACGCCAGCGCTAGACCGGGTTTCAGCTTACGCAAGGGCAGTTTTAGATGGAGTTATCGTTGCTGGCCCACACGTCAGAAATGCTTGCCGTCGTCACTTCAGCGATCTGGCCAGCGCTGCCAAGCGTGGATTGCATTGGGACGATGCTGCGGCAAATCGTGTATTTCGGTTCTTCGAAGAGAAGTTAAAGCTAAGTGAAGGCCAGTTTGAGAATGAGCCGTTCGTCCTGCAGCCGATGCAGGAGTTCATTCTCGGGTCATTGTTTGGCTGGAAGCGTCATGACGGCACTCGAAGATTCCGTCGCGCGTACATTGAGGCCGGCAAGGGTTGCGGTAAGTCGCCGTTGGTTGGTGGTATTGGCCTTTACGGACTGACCGCTGATGGCGAGGCAGGCGCCCAGGTATACAGCGCCGCGGCGACGAAAGATCAGGCAGGAATTCTTTTCCGCGATGCCTGCAAGATGGTCCGGCAATCGCCAGAACTAGACAAGCGGTTGAAGTTCAGCGGTGGGTTTGCGCGAGAATTTAATATCGCGCACCACAAGTCGCAGTCGTTCTTCAGGCCCATGTCTCGAGAGGCCGGCAAGACTGGTTCGGGGTTGCGCCCTCATTTCGCGCTTTGCGACGAGGTGCATGAACATCCCGGCCCAGAGATTATGCGTATGTTGGAGGCGGGATTTAAGTTCCGCAGGCAACCGCTACTGGTGATGATTACCAACTCTGGCAGCGATCGGCTGTCTGTTTGTTGGAAAGAGCATGAGATGGCCTGCGCAGTTGCAGCAGGCACCCAGACGCCTGATGAGGTTTACGAGTACGTCGGCGAAACTTGGGAAGGCTCAGACGAATATTTCTCTTACGTTTGTGGGCTCGACAAGGATGACGACCCGCTAGAGGATCCGTCCTGCTGGATTAAAACTAATCCGCTGTTGGGTGTTACGGTTACTAAGGAATACATCGCGTCGCAGGTTGCGTTCGCGAAGAACTTCCCGAGTGATGCGCCTGGCGTCCTGAGATTGTATTTTTGCGTGTGGACTGACGCTCACACTGCTTGGATGCCTCGCAAGACTGTCGAGTCCGTTATGACGGATTTCGATATCGCGGTGCACGAAGGCAATCCTGTTTTTCTTGGGATCGACCTTTCGTCCCATAAGGATATGACCGCGGTGGCGTATGTCGCGCCGACTGGTCATAAAGAGGTTAAGCGGCCTGACGGAAGCGTATTCATGGCGCCTACGTTCGATGCGTGGGTTGAGCCGTTTACGCCAGCTGACACACTAAAGCAGAGAGCGGACGAGGATAAGGCGCCGTATCTGCAATGGGTGAAGGAGGGATACCTCCACGCCATACCAGGCGAGCGCATCCGGTACGATTACGTTGCGTATGATGTACTACAGGCGGCAAAGAAGTTCGATATCAAGGCCGTTGCTTACGACAATTACGCATTCGCTGAATTCAAGGAAGAGTGCGGCAAGCTTGGCTTGGAGCTGACTTACAGGGACCACCCGCAGGGCGGTTATCGACGTAAGAACCCAAGCGAAGAACTGGTCGAGCAGGCAAAAGCCGATGGGTTGCCGGAGCCGGGTGGTTTGTGGATGCCTGGCTCAATCAGGGAATTGGAATCCCTGATTATCGATGGGCGGATCCGATTACGCAGCAGCCCGGTCCTGATGACCGCATTAATGGCGGCGACGTTCAGCACGCCGGACGTGCTTGGCAATAAGTATCTCGTCAAAGACAAGTCTCACCGACGTATTGACGCAGCGATTGCGCTTTGCATGGCAGTAGGCGCGGCGGTTGATGGGGCTGGCGATTCATCAAACGTCCAAGACTTCGTCGACAACATGGTTGTCGTAACATGGTAAGAGAACCGGCGGTAATAGCCTTTGGCTTGGTGGAATAACTGGATCGGGAAGCCGATCGATCTGAATTCATCCAGCGAGCCTTTTTGGCGCGGCTTTTTTGGCGCGTCTACGACTTCTGGTGAAGTTGTCACCTACGATAAGGCGCTTCAACTTGACGCTGTGTGGGCCTGCATAAATCTTATAGGCAATGCGGCCGGAACGCTGCCTTGCGTCGTTTATGGTGAAGACGGTGTTACGCCGGCAAAAGACGACGAACTGTATGGTCTTTTGCACGATCTGCCGAACTTGGACGATACCGCGCCCGAGTTTTGGACGATGGTCGCGTTCTGCCTGTGTCTAGACGGAAACTTCTTTGCAGAGATTAAGCGATCAGGCACGAGGGTTGTTGCGTTAAATCCACTTCACCCTCTTAGCGTGCAAGTTAAGCGCGATCCAAAAACGTATGCTCGTTACTACGAGTACACTGACGTTCACGACAAGACGAAGAACGTTGGCATCCGCAGAATCGAAGAAAAGGACATGTTCCATGTCCGCGGGCAGTTAATCCCTGGGTGCGACCGCGGACTATCGCCAATCGGTATGGAGCGGAATGTTCTAGGCAACGCGATGTCTGGGGAGAAAACCGCTGGAAAGATGTTCAAGAACGGCCTGATGTCGTCCTTGATCGTCAGTTCAGAACAGATTTTGCAGGCGACGCAGCGAAAACAAATCGCGGACACGCTCACGCAGTTTGCTGGCGCTGACAAAGCTGGTGGCGTAACGGTCCTAGAGGCTGGTTTCAAGCCTTATCCAATGTCGATCAACCCTGTCGACGCGCAGATGTTGGAGTCGCGGCAGTACAGCGTTGAACAGATTTGCCGAATCTTCGGTGTCCCGCCTGTTATGATTGGTCATGCTGCTAACGGGACGACGACTTGGGGCAGCGGTATCGAGCAACTTATCCTGCAATTCTACAAAACATGCTTGTTGCCGATGGTTGGCCGCGTAGAGGCGGCGATTTACAGAGATTTGCTCACGCCGGCGCAGCGCAAGACACGCACGATAAAATTCAATTTCGACAAATTCCTCGAGGGCGACAGCGTCGCACGCGCGAATTTCCTTACGAAGATGTCTGATAGCGGCATTTATACGAAGAACGAGGCCCGCGCCTACGAGAATAAGCCTCCGATCAAGGGCGGCGATAATGCCATCGTCAACGGGGCGATGACGAGGCTGGATAAGTTGGGCGAGGTGCAAGTTGCGCCGCCCCAGGCCGCGCCTCCAGCCAATACCAACGAGAAGCCGGTGCCTGCAGCACCGAAGAAAGCCGCGTAGCACGCGGCGTTACGCAGCGGACGCGCTGCACTAAGCGGTGAAAGTACCGCGCAGGGAAATAAATGAATTATCGGCATGTTCTGTCGGCTTTTGCGGCCGAACCTTGGGCAATGCAGCCGGAAAAGCTGGATGCGCTTTGCCGGTTCATCGAGTTCAAGGCAAACGGCGGTGAATATTCGGCAGAAGAGGTAGCCGCGCGGGTTGGATCGAAGCGAGAACCGCAAAATCAGGCGGCGACAGGTAGCGCCGTTGCCGTGATTCCGGTTTACGGCGTGCTCGCTCAGCGAATGAACCTCATGTCGGAGATTTCCGGCGGCATGTCGTATCAGCTTTTGGGGCAGCAGATCGCCGCGGCGTTGGCAAGCGATGAAGTTGCGCACGTAGTTCTGGACATTGATAGCCCAGGCGGCGCCGTTCCTGGCGCTCAGGAGCTTGTGTCAGAGATTTTGGCGCTACGTGGTGGCGATAAGAAGATTATCGCACAGGTGAACGCCCTAGCAGCATCTGCGGCCTATTGGATCGCATCTGCAGCCGATGAAATTGTAGTGACGCCTTCTGGGCGCGCCGGTTCGATCGGCGTTTATACGGTGCACGAAGATATTTCAGAGATGCTGAAGAAAGAGGGCGTCAAGCTCACTTATATCAGCGCCGGCAAGTACAAAGTTGAAGGAAACGAGACTGAGCCGCTGTCTGACGCAGCAAAAAAGCAAATTCAGTCTGGCGTTGATCGCTCCTACCAGGCGTTTGTGGACGGCGTAGCGCAGGGGCGCGGTGTATCTTCTTCGTTTGTTGAAGATAACTTCGGACAGGGCCGCGTGTTTGGCGCCGAAGAACTCGTCAAGCGTGGCATGGCCGACTCTGTTGGCACATTGCAAGAGACGCTGGCTCGGCTCGGCGCAGATACGACGCCGGATGCCGTAAAGAAAATCAAGATTGCCAACGCTTCGCGCGCTGAAGCGGCCACTTTGATGGCTGCAAAGATTCGCGCCGGCGAACCAATCACCAAAAGAGAATTTGAGAACGGCCTCAAGGGTCTTGTTGGCTGTTCGAATGCAGAGGCCGAGCGCGCCGCGCGGCTCTACCTCAAAGATGGTCAGGGGGAGCCTGACGACGGCGGTAAGGCGGCTTTGGCCGCGATTGAGCGCGTTTTGGCTGAAGCCAAGACGTTCAGCGCCTAACGGGCGCAATTCCCCCATACTATCTAAGGATTATTTTTATGTCTGACGTTCTTGCCGATAAAATCGGCGAACTTGGTACTTCGCTCGCCTCCATTAAGGAGCAGGTTGGCAATCTCGGCACCGATTTCACTGAAAAGCTCAAGGCAAGCGGTGAAGTTTCGGCCGATCTGAAGGAAAAGACCGACAAGGCGCTTTCCTCGCTTGGTGAGGTTGTCACCCGCGTTAGCGAACTCGAGAAGCGCGCTGCCCGTGAGCAGAATGCTGTCGAACATGCGGTTGGCATGGACCTTGGCGACCACCTGATTGCGTCTGAGCAGTTCAAGGCTACTGATATGGCCGGCGGTTGGCGCGGCGCCATTCGAGTCGGTGTCGAGCGTGCTGATATTACGTCGGCCGACACCACTGTTGGCGCTGGCCGCTCTGCTGGCACGTCGCTTGTCCCTGGTGCCCGCGTTCCCGGCATTATCACGCCTCCGCAGCGCAAGTTGACCATTCGCGACTTGATCGCGCCGGGTCAGACCGCGTCGAGCAATGTTGAATACGTCAAGGAAACGGGCTTCACCAACAACGCTCGCCCGGTGACGGAAGGCCAGACCAAGCCCAAGTCTGACATCACGTTCAATATGGTATCTGCGCCGGTTCGCACGATCGCACATATCTTCAAGGCGTCGCGTCAGATCCTTGATGATGCGCCTGGTTTGGCGAGCTACATCAATGCCCGCGGCACCTACGGCCTGAAGTTCGTTGAGGAAACTCAGCTTCTGACCGGCAACGGCACTGGCCAGAACCTGAACGGTATTGTGCCGCAGGCTTCTGCTTACGCGCCGTCATTCAACGCGGCCGACGAACAGGCTATTGATCGCCTTCGCCTCGCCCTGTTGCAGGTTATCCTGGCGAATTATCCGGCGTCGGCTTTCGTTCTCAATCCGGTTGATTGGGCGCGCATCGAACTGACCAAGGATACTCAGGGTCGCTATATCGTTGGCAACGCCGCGTCTCCGATCGGCCCGTCGCTCTGGAATCTCCCGGTTGTGGAGTCGCAGGCGATGACCGCCGGCGAGTTCCTGACCGGCGCGTTCAATCTCGGTGCGCAGGTGTTCGATCGCATGGGTGTTGAGGTTCTTCTGTCGACCGAAAACTCGGACGACTTTGAGAAGAACATGTGCACCATCCGAGTGGAAGAGCGCATTGCCTTGGCGGTATATCGCCCTGAGAGCTTCGTTTACGGCGACGTCGCCACCATGACGACCGCCGCCTAATGAATAAGGTGGTGGGCACCTAAGCGCCCACCACCCACCTTTACCAAGGACTTTTATGAAAATTCGCGCTCTTAAAACTACTACTGGGTTGCCGCGAGGCAGCGTCAGTGATGTTGAAGATAGCGTCGGTAGGGAATTGATTGCCCTTGGTTATGCGATCGAAGTTCTGCCCCTCGAGAAACAGGAGGCGGCGCCGGCGAATGACAACATCCCTTTTCCGCTAGACCAGACTGGTTCCCCGACTGGCGCGGATGCACCGCTGTCATTGTCGCGGGCGGACCAAGCGCAAAAGACGTTGACCTGTCCGCCGTCAGGGGACGACGCGATGGAGCCGGAAGGCAAGTCAGAGTCCTCGCCATCAACAACGGATACAAACTCTGCCCATGGGCAGACGTCCTCTACGCCTGCGACCACGACTGGTGGAAAGCGGAAGCGGGGGCGCCCTCGTTCGGGGGGATAAAGGTTAGCCAGGACGGTTACGCACCGGATCCAGCGTGGGGGCTGCGGCTTGTAACGCTGGTTCGCAATGACGACACGCTCCTGTTCAATCGGTTCGGTGAACTAGGGTGGGGCGGAAACGGCGGGTTTCACGCGCTTAATCTTGCCCTGCAGTTCGGTTCGCGAAGAATTATTTTGGTCGGATACGACATGCGGGTTGATCTCGGCACGCATTGGCACGGGGATCACCCAAAAGGGTTGAACAACCCTGTTGATGCTAATGTTGCTCGCTGGCGCCGAGTTATTGATGCGCAGGCGGCACTTTTGGAGCGACTTGGTGTTGAGGTGTTGAACGCCTCCCGAGTTAGTTCACTTCAAAAATATCCCAAGGTTGATTTCGCCGCGGCTGTAGGAGCCAAACTAAATGCCGCTGCTTGATATCGAACTTGTAAAGTCTCACCTACGCGTCGACGATACCGACAGCGATACTCTTATTGAGGCATACCAAGGGGCGGCTGAAGAGGCCATTGAGCGGTATCTTGACCGTGAAATTTATATTGAAGGCACAAGTCCGACGACCGTCGACGGAGTTGCGTTAAACGCTGCAATAACTGCGGCAATTTTGCTTTTAATTGGCGACCTTTACGCCGACAGAGAGACGGAAGACTCCGACTTTCAGCGTCGTGCAGCTCCTGGTCAAGACGCTGTATTCCCGAGACAGGTGCGCTCTCTACTCGCGCCATACCGCGTGTGGCGAATCGTAAGCGAGAGCGCGAGTTATTATGGATACGACTGCTTCTAGGCGTCCCTTGCTGCTGCAAGGTATGCACGGGCTTGGCGATAATCTGCACCAGCGCGCCGTCATCCGAAAGTTGATGCAACGGTACGATGTAACGCTTGAATCGTCTTGGGTTGCTCCGTATCACGACCTAATCGCTCGGGGATTGCGGGTTGTCAACAAGCCGACCGTCCTGCGGACACAGACCAAGAACGCCAAGCGTGAGGCCGGGCTATTCGACAAAGGTGTCCCGGCAGGTGCGAGAACCAGAAAGGTTTGGTATGCGCCGCGGGAAGTTAGGGCGGCCGGCGGCGTTCTGGCCGCGATGTGCCTTAACTGCGACGTGTCCTACGACAGCGCGGACTTTAGGCTTCCGGTAAAGCCTGAGTGGATCGCTTCCGCGAAAGACGCCGTTCAGACCGACAAACCAATTCTCGTCTATCGCCCACTTGTCGAACGAACTGAATGGAATGGTTGTTCGGCACGTAATCCAGACCATGACGCCTACGCAGAACTATTTCGCAGTGTACGGCATAATTTCCACGTCGTTTCCATTGCCGACCTAGTTTCTGGCACTGAATGGATTGCCGGCCATGAGGTTGATGCAGACCAAACATTCCATGGCGGCGAACTTCCTTTTGAGACTTTGGCTGGTCTGTTTTCTATTTCTTCGCTTGTGTTTGCGTCTCCGGGATTCGCGGTAATTTTGGCACAGGCCGTTGAGACGCCAGTATGTGCTGTATTTGGCTCGTATGAGGCGAGTTACAGCTTCAGCGGCGGCGCGCGGTGGTGTCCGTATCTTGGAATAGACCCGATTACGCCTTGCGACGATTTTAAGCACGATAATAACAAGGACAAGACTATTGACGTCGCAAAAGCCAAATCCCGCCTTGCAGTATTCTCCGAAGAAGCGATCGAGCGTTTCGATCGACGCACCAAAGGCAGATTTGAACGGGCTACCGACGCGTTATGTTTGGCCGGGTGAACTCGACGCCCTGGCGCATCTTATGCGTGGCGCGCGCGTTGTGGTGGAGTTCGGATGCAATACCGGACGCACGGCAGCTGCGATGTTGCGGAACGTGCCAACGATTGAGCGATACATCGGCGTAGACGTCGAGCCGGGATACAAGTTCACCTGCAAGGTGCAGGCGAGCGAGTCTCCGAAAGTTCCTGGCGATCTTGCGCTTGACGACGAGCGGTTTGAGCTGGTTCTGCGCAAGCGCGGAACGATCGATTTAAACGCATCCGATCTGCCGGCGTGCGATGTGGTTTTTATTGATGGCGATCACAGCGAGGCGGCAGTCCTGAATGACTATGCACTGGCTAAGGCTGTCGTTCGTCCTGGCGGCATCATTATTTTTCATGACGATAACGGCCTTCCTGTTGTTGACGTTAGCCGCGTGCTTGATGGTTTGGCAAAAGATGGCGCGGATATCCAGCATGTTGCGGGGACGTGGTTGGCGTTTGAGAGGGTTTAGGCGGTGCGCGCAGGAACGTTAAACAAGCGCGCTACGTTCCGCTCGCTGGTGTCTACGCCAGACGGCGCCGGCGGATCTACGCTATCTTGGGCTGACTACGTCACGGTGTGGGCGCAACTGTCGCCTGAGCGCGCGCGTGAGAAAATCCAGCAAGGCCGCATTGCTGATAATCAGGCCGGTGTTTTGCGGGTGCGCTCGAGCACAGCAACGCGCCTGATTGATGGCAAATACAAGGTCGTGGTTGACGGTGTGACGTACAACGTCCGTGCGCACATCAACCCAGACCAGCGTAACGATATGCTCGAGTTCGCGGTTGAGACCGATGGCGAGGACCCGTCGACTGTTACGCCGTGATTACTTGTCTGCCGTCTTTTTGAAACGCTGCAGAATGTAGTTCTCAGGCATTGTTGTGCTTCTGGCCAATATCATTTTTGCGGCGGCATCGAAGCAAGTCAGGCGCTGAGCGTCGTCCTTGATGCTCGCGCACGTAAGAATGTCATCATCCGTAGATGCGCTCGCTGTTCCAAGTCCGGCAATCAAGACGGCAGCTATCAGGAAAATCTTATTCATATGAAAACAGTCCGTATGATTAAGGATTACTCCTATCGTGCCACTCCGCGCGTCTTCGTGCAATACCTTAGCGAAACCACATACCAGCGTGTCCCAGAGGCAGCCGTGCGGGCAATTGTGGCCGCAGGGGCTGGTGAAATAATTGATCCAGCTGAGTTAACCGAGATCGACGCTACGCCTGCAAAGGGCTTTATAAGCAGGTTGATTGGCGAATGATTGATCCATCATACCCTCTTCAAACCGCGATATTTGGCGCGTTAACCACCTCTGGTGTGCTTCCAGCAGGTGTCGGTGGCCGGGTTTACGACGCGCCACCGCAGAATGCATTAACACCGTATGTATCGTTGGGTGACTGCCAAGTCCTCCCTGACAAGTCCGGTTGCATCGATGGTGCGGAATGCTTCCCCATCGTCGATGCCTGGTCGACCTATAACGGCTACAAAGAAGCCAAGGAAATTGCTGCTGCCATCCTATCGTATTTGGACGACAAGCCGCAAAACCTAAACGTCGTTGGGTTCAACGTCGTCGTGTTCGAATTGAACACCTATCAGCCGCTCCGCGATCCGGACGGTATCACGCGCAGGGTGTCTATCACCTTCCGCGCACTTCTAACCCCAGCCTGAATATAGCGCATTTGCGCACTCACGCCGCCGAACGCGGCTTGCTGTTCTATGAAAGGAACATCGTACTATGGCACAGCCGACCGTTCTTCCCGGCACGAAACTGCTTATTCTTGTTGGCGACGGCGCTTCCCCGGAAGTGTTTGCGGAGCCGTGTGGACTGACGACCAAGTCGTTTGATCTTACCGCGTCAACCAACACCACCCTTATCCCCGATTGCGCAGATCCTGAAGCGCCTGCGTGGGAAGCGAAGGACGTGAACTCTCTGTCCGCGACAGTTAGCGGCACTGGCGTTATGGCGGTCGAGTCTTTCGCGACGTGGAATGATTGGTTCATGAGCGCCGCAGCCAAGAATGCGCAGATCAAACTCGATGACGCAACACTTGGCCACTACACCGGCACCTGGCTTTTGAGTTCATTCAAGCTTGGTGGCACGCGCGGCCAGAAGGTTACCGTCGACGTCACGCTTGTTAATGACGGTGCAGTCGCGTGGGTTGACGCTGCCTAATGCCGTACAACCCGTCAGTCGCTAGGTTTAGATCCGATATGAAGACCCTCGTTGCACAAACGAAGGAGAATTTTCACCAGGTCACTCTCAAGCAAGCTGACGAGCTAATGCAAAATATGCGCGAAGTGTGCCCGAAGGATACGGGCACACTTGCTGCGTCGATAAGAAAAAAGGACATCTCAAACGTTACGGCTGGGTCGGAGACGGTCTCTGTTTTAGTTATCGCTGGCGGGAAAACGACTACGCGAAGAACGAAAACTGGTCACACATACGATTACGCCGTGGCTACTGAGTTTGGGACGAAAAAAGAAACACCAGAACCGTTTTTCTACAACACGGCGCGTCGCTACCAGCAGGGTGGTTCTGTTCTATTCCAAGAAACACTGGATGAGACAATCAAGGAAAATAACGAGATTCGTCGTATCCGTGCCGACAATGCAAGCAACCCAACCGTTGTTTCCCACCGAGGCGCTGTGGTTTCTCCAAACATTAAGAACGCAAAACTATGAGCGCAGATGGGTCTATTGAGATTGTTTGGGCTGGTGAAGAGCGTAGATTCCGTATTGGGATTGGTGAATATCGCGGCCTCCAAGAGAGCATCAACGCTCGTCGTGTTCTGATTAACGCAGAGCCGATTGGTCCGTCTGCACTCCTGCACCTTCTGCGCACCAACAACGCGTGGCCTGACGACGTCCGCGATGTCCTTAAGGCCGGACTTATTGGCGGCGGACTTACATTTCAAGAAGCAAACAAGTTGCTGGTACGTCACTTCGACGGCAAGCCATTAATTGAGCATGTGAAGACTGCATTCCCCGTCCTACTGGCCTCACTTGTCGGCGTTCCAGACGATGAGCCATCAAAAAAAAAGACGAAAACGACGACGGTGAAGATGGACCAATCCAATTCTCAGTAGTCTACGGAAACGGTGCCGCAATAGGTTTTACGCCAGAGCAGGTCGACAAGTGCTCGTTCTGGCAAATGCGCGCGTGTATCGCCGGATACAACAAATCAAATAGCGCGGAAGAGGAGGTTAAGCCTCCAAGCGATTCGGAATTCGACGATATGGTCGCGAGGCTTGGTTAGTGGCAAATGATCTTGTAGTTCAGCTTGGCGCAAAGCTGGACCAATTCTCTCGCGACATGGACCAAGCTGGCGATATCGCTGACTCCGCGGTCAGCGATATCGAGAGTAAATTTGCTAACCTAAATCCTTCGATTGGTGGATTCACTTCACTTGGTATTGCGGCGGCTGGCGTTACTGGCGCTGTTACAACGCTTTTGACCGCCCTCGCTCATGTGAATAGCGAGTTGGCGGAACTTCAAAAGAATGCAGAGTTTGTCGGCGTTACAACCGACAGATTCCAGCGCATTCAGTTTGCGGCAGGCCAAAGCGGTGTGTCGTCGAGCGATTCCGTGGACGATTTGCGTAAGGTAGCCTCGCTACTGGCCGACGCGAAGCAGAACGAGAACTCGCTGACTCGCCTGCTTGAGGCTAACAACATCAAATACAAGGACCGTAACGGCCAGGTTATTACGCTCAACCAGCTACTTGATATCGCGGGTGGGCTTCTGAACAAATTTAGTTCAATGCCTGAAAAGACCAAGGCTGCACAAATGCTCGGTCTGTCTCAGGGTTGGGTTGAGGCGCTTCGCAACGGTAGCAAGGCGTTTGAAGACGTCGCTGCTGGAGCTGACGAGGCCGGGGCTGTCATTGATCGTGAGACTGTTGCAAAGGCTGCTGAGTTTGACCGCGCATGGAAGCGATCTTCAGCCCAGCTTGGTGCGCAGTTTAAGTCGGTCACTGCTGATATTGCAATTTGGCTTGATGGCCTGATTGAGAAGGCAAACGACTTAGTTACCGCTACATTGGCCGCACAAAATATCAAGCCCGGTAGTGGGCAAGATACGTTCAATGCTTATGCCGACGCCCTTGATATTCTCCGTAAGGATATGCAGGGTACAGCACAAGACGCAGAACAGGTTTCGCGCGTTATCGAGCGCATGAAAAATTCCGGTAAGGGCGATCCAGAAATCGTTGCCGGTCTTGAGCTTATTCGCGCAAAGGCTGTGCTGACCGCCGAGCAACTTAAAGCGGTTGCGGACGAGCAATCAAAGGTCAATTTCCCGAACGGGGTGCCCACACCGGCCGCACGCCCAGCTTCAGCTAATAACGACGACCCAAATGCCGCGAAACTTCCAAACCGCCTGAGCGGTACAAAAGACGCTTATGATCGCGCTACTGAGTCTATTGCGAAGCATACTGCGCGTCTTGAGGCTGATTCCGAATCAGTAGGTAAGGGAGCGCAGGCGCAGGAAGAATTACGCGCTCAAGCGCAACTGTTCACAGCTGCGCAGTTGGCTGGTATCCCAATCACGCAGAAGGTTAAGGATCAGATCCAAGACCTAGCTCAAGACGCCGGCGAAGCTGCTGACGCCCTCGCAAAAGCCAAGGTCGCGTCTGACACAGATTTCGGACTGAAATCTGCATTTCTTACGCCGCAAGATTTGGCGATCGCACAACAGCTAAAGGGTATTTACGGAAACGACATTCCGACTGCTCTTGCGAGCACGGAGGCGGCGGGGCTTCGTGCCGCGTCTACGCTTCGCCAGCTCGGAACGTTGGGACAAGATGTTAATCGCAGCTTCTTGGTTGATTTCACCACGCAAATCCGCAACGGCGCCTCTGCAATGGATGCGCTGCGCACCGCTGGCGTAAATGCGCTTGGTAAGATTGCCGACAAGCTCGTCTCGATGGCCGCTGACAACCTATGGGCATCGGCGTTCGGTGGATCGTCTGGCGGGCTTGGTGGGTTCTTTGGAAGCTTGTTTAAGGGCGCTGGTGGCGGCTTAAGCGCGCCACAGAGCATTCTTCCACCTATTTATGGCGACGGGACAGACAATCATCCGGGTGGCCTTGCTATTGTTGGCGACAAAGGCCCGGAGCTTGTCAACCTACCGCGCGGTTCGCAAGTCGTCCCAAACGATGTTCTTCGCGGCGGTGGCATTGGCACCACCTCAGTCTCCGTAGGCGGCAGCACTGTCGTTATCCAAGGCGATGCGAGCGAGAAAACAGTAGCTCTGATTAGTCAGGCGCTAAAGGCTCATGACGCAACGCTGCCTTCCAAGGTTGTTGGCGCCGTGCTCGACGCTAAGAAGCGGAGGGTTTTGGCGTGAGCATTACATATCCCGTTGATCTGCTCGCGACTTTCCCAGGCTGGACCACGGTATTTGAGCCTGTCTATAGGCAGGAGCAATCGCGTGTTGCCGGCGGCCGCACTTACGTTAAAGACCTTGGCGATCCGCTTTGGACGCTGACTGCGCAGTCTCGTCAGTTGTCACCTAACGAACTTGACTACTGGCGGGCTCGTCTCGATGTGATGGAAGGCGGGTTGCAGACATTCGTCGGCTACTCGATGTCGCGCTATTATCCAATCAAATACCCGCGCGGTACTTGGCCAACAGGCGCCTCATTTGACGGCGTGGCGACACTCTTGAGCGTCGGCACCAATCGCAAGTCAATTTCGGTTAGCGGCCTGCCGGCCGGGTTCGAGATGTCGATCGGCGACATGGTGCAAGTTGGCACTGACCTTCATCGAGTGATGGAAGTAGCTACCGCAGATAGCAGCGGTGACACGTCAGTTTTCGAAGTCCGTCCGCATATCTGGCCCGGTGTCGATGCCGGCGGCAGTCCTGCTGTCACCGTGACAGTTAAGCGGCCATCGTGTCAGATGGTGATCGCGCCTGGATCGATCCAGAGCCAATCAGACCCGCAAACGGGCTGGGGCGCTGTGTCGTTTCAAGCGATTGAGGCGCGGTAACACCGCGTAGCGGCGCTCAGCGCCATTCCAAAAATACCAATAAGGATGCGCCGCATTGTTACGCACAAGCGGCGTAGCAGGCATGCGCCAAATCTCCGCTGAAAACTTCACCGCATTGCAGGATCGCCGCTTAGTCGCGCGCGACTTCATCTGGTTCGTCGTCCGAGACCGCACCACTGGCGAGGCTGTAACGGACGGTTACTGGTCTGGAGCGGGGTTCCTCACCACGCAGGTTATCGACCCGGCCACTGGTGGCGTGGCGACGCGCTCGTTTATGGGCGCCGGAACGCTAATTCAGATTTCAGACATTCCGCTCGTTTCGAACATCACTGTTCAGAACGTTACCATCAAGCTAAATCAGGTTGCGGATCACGTTAACGACCTGATCCGCGGCTACGATTGCAAGCAGGGCCAGGTTCAAATCTGGCGCGGGCTGTTTGATCCTGATAGCCGCCAGCTAGTTTCGCCGGCGCCACCGCGGTTCTTTGGGTTTATCGACCAGATTGAAATTCTGACTCCTTCTGAGAATTCAGAAGGTGGCGTGACGCTTACCTGCACGTCTCATACGCAGGAAATGACGCGCTACAATCCTGATACGCGCTCCGATGCAAGCCAAAGGCTGCGCGCGGCAAACGATAACTTCTATCAAGACACGGCAACGATCGGAACGGCTCAGTTCTTCTGGGGGCGGGCAAATGGCACTGTGCAAACATCGTTCAATAAGAAGTTCGGATGATCCGCCGCGCGCTTCTTTCAGACTCGCCTCGAGCAGTTGAGCTGCTGCGCGATAGCAGGGTTGGTGCCGGATTCCACGACCCTAATGGTATCAGCGGTTTCGTTTTCCCGTTCGTTCCTGAATACGCCGAGCGCATGTTTGTTCGGTATCTGTCGGGTGGACCGCTTCTAGCCTTGGTACACGACGTAGACGGCGTAGCCCAAGGCATCCTTCTCGCACATTCCTTTGAGCATGAATTTGGGCCTGTTCTGCTGGCTCAAGAGCGCGTGTGGTGGATTGATCCGGCGCATAGAGGAACAGCCGCAGTAAAAATGCTGGACGCCTACGAGGCTTGGGCGTTCGAGAAACAGGGCTGCAAGTTCGCCGGTATGGCGGGCATGGGCGACGACCCAGCAGTTGCACGGCTTTACCTTAGACGTGGCTACGTGCGCGCAGAGACGCACTTTTTAAAGGCCGCCTAGCAGCGCACGCGCGATAGCGCACATTCCCCAAAGTTAGGACCGCTTTATAGTGGTTATTTTCTCCGCAATCGCAGCAGCTATTGCGTCAGTTGTTACCTTTATCGGTACGATTGGCGCTATCGGCACGTTCGCATTGCAGATGGCCGCCGGCATCGGCATTAGCTATCTCGCGAAGGCGCTAGCCGGTAAGAAGCCGTCGTCTGCACCAAGCGGCCCGTCTGGCGTTCAAGGCTCGCTATCGACTGGCGGTGACGTTCCGCGCGCGTTCGTGGTTGGCGATGGCGCAACGGCTGGCTCTCTGGTCTATGCCAATACATGGGGCAATGACGGCCAGACTCCGAATGCGTACTTCACGCAGGTTATCGCTCTCAGCGATCTTCCGATTGGCGGACTTAATGAAGTCTGGGTGAACGGGCAGAAGGTCACGCTTGGCGACACCGCAGACGCAGATAAGGGATTCCCAGTTACAGAATATGCCAAAGACGGCAAAGACCATCTCTGGATTAAATTCTACGACGGTACGCAAACGACCGCGGACTCGTTCCTAACCTCTAAAGTAACATCGACAGAACGCCCCTACGAATCGACCCGCATAGGCACTGGCGTTGCATATACCATCTGCACGTCGCTGGTAGAGGATACTCTCTTTACAGGATTCCCGTCGTTCCTGTTCGGCGTATCTGGCGTAAAGCTTTACGACCCTTCGAAAGACGACACCGCGGGCGGAACAGGTTCGCATCGTTATTCTGACCCATCAACGTGGGGAGGTGACGGCGACAAACTGCCGGCCGTGCAGATTTACAATCTGCTGCGCGGGCTGACGTACCAAGATAAGTGGTTCTATGGTCTGCAGAGTCTCGCGGATGCACGTCTGCCAACGGCGAACTGGATTGCCCAGATTTCTAAGTGCCGTGCTGAGATAGACGCTGGCGGCACCGCAACAGAGCCAACTTATCGTTCTGGTGGCCAGATCAGTCTGTCGACGCAGCTTGGCGACACGATCGAGAGCTTGCTGACGACTTGTCAGGGCAAGCTGTCCGAGGTTGGCGGCTTTTATAAGGTATTTCTTGGCGCGCCGGATAGTCCGGTTTTTACATTCACTGATGACGACATTCTGTCGACGGAAGAGCAGAGCTTTACGCCGTTCTTCGGCCTGTCGGACACCATTAACGGCGTTACGGCGAAATATCCAGATCCGGTGCAGGGCTGGCAGACGACAGCTGCGCCTCCGCTTTACCGCACCGACCTCGAGGTTGAGGCCGGAAACCGCCGCCTGTTGACAGACGTATCGTTGGACTTTGTGCCGTACTCGGCACAGGCGCAGCGGTTGATGAAGTCGGCGCTTGATGCTGCGCAGCGTGCACGGCGGCATACGCTCGGCTTCCCGCCCAAGTTCTGGTACGTCGAACCTGGTGATGTTGGCGAGTGGACTTCTGATAGGAATGGCTATGACGCCAAACTGTTCGAAGTAAACGGCGCCGTTGATAAGGCCAACCTCGACGTCACTCTTGATCTGACGGAAGTAGACCCGTCCGATTATGATTGGAACCACGATACTGATTTCCAGCCCGTCGATGGCGGCACTGTTGCGCTGCCGAGGCCCGCACCGCAGGGAATTGTTGATTGGTTCGTAGAAGGCGTTGTTCTCAAGGACGCCGCCGGTAACGATCGCCGTCCAGCCATCCGAATGACGTGGGATGGCACCATGTCGGCTGTGACTGGCGTGCAGTACGAGGTGCGCCTGAAGTCGGACGCGTCCGATGTCACGCGCGGTCGCACAGACCAACTCGCGGCAGGCGCACTCATCATCTCGCAATCGCTGCTGCCGAATACGCAGTATCAGGTGCGCGGGCAATACCTGCCAAACTATCCGCGCGACATGCTGTGGTCGGATTGGCTTGACGTTACGACGCCGGATACGCGGCTTACCGCGTTGGATTTTGACGCCGACGCCTTGGCGGCTTCGGTCTCTAACCAATTCCAGATAGGCGACGACAAGGTTAGTGCGATTGTGCAGTTGGTCGCGGCTACTGTCGCACAAGCGCTGTCGAAGTCGGCGTTGGATAAGAAAACTCTCCGCTCCGAACTGAACGCGCAGAACGGTCGGCTTTCCTCCTCCATCAGCAGCGTGCAGACGGTTGCAGCGTCGAATACGGAAGCGATAGCGAGTCTGGACACGACGGTTACCGCGTCTATTGATGATCTGACTGCCTCGGTGAATGAGAACGCCACGGCGGTCGCCGACATTAACGGCAATCTGGCTGCGTCTTACGGCTTAATCGTCGACGCGAATGGCAACATCGCCAGCATTCAGGCACTGGCAGACGGCACTGGCTCAGCGCTCAAATTCCTCGCCGACGTGATCCAGTTTGCGATTCCGGGAGTTACAGGCGGCGATGCCAAGACGATTCTACAGATTGGCAACGTAAATGGTGTGCCGACTCTTGTTCTTAAGGCTGATGTTCTGGGTGATGGCATCATCACTGCGCAGCACTTGGTCAGCGGCGACGTTAGTGCACTGTTCGGCAGCTTCGGAACGATGGAGGCGGGTGTTATTCAGAGCGCGGACGGGAAATACGTCATCGATCTGACGAACGGACGCGAGGTCATCAGTGACTAGGCGGATCGTTGGAGGAAATTTTGGCGGCGCAAGCCCAGGCTTTCGCGTTTCTAAGCCAGGCTATGATGCTGTTACAGAGCCAGTCGGGTCGGACAACATCGCACTCGATACCAACATGGATTTTATCGGATCTGTTGTTGCATCGGGGTTGGTTCAATGCGGCGGCTCGTCAGTGACATTCCCTACGATGTCATATGTCCCAATATTCTTCATTTATCCATGGGATGGGACGAGCCTGACTCTCTATAATATCCGCACGTTTACAAACGGTGCTCGTGTACACGCTTGGATTCCTGCGCTCGGCATCATCACAGAATCAAGCCTGACAGTTCGAGGCTTTGACATCGCATACTACAATACTCGTGGATTTTATAATCCAGACGGCACTTGGTTTGCCTACAGTGTTTTTGCGACGGAGGGGTTGTGACGAAGCGCGTCCTTCGCGGGAAACATCCTCTTTCTAGCAACTACGGAATCTATGTTTCGAAGCCGGGCATTGACGTGACTACCGCATCGCCGGGAGATTTTGTCTACGACAGTTCTTCCATAGCGTACCAGAAGGTACTGAACGGTACGACGACTGTTCTTATCAATCAGCCACCAGGCGTCAGTCAGACGACAACGATAAGCCTACCGTCTGAATACTCCGGGTATTCGCACCTGCAAATGTGGGCTGCGATTTCAATGTATCTTTTCAATTCTAGCACAGGAACAACGTATCAAGGCGATGCCGCGTTCGATGGCTTTTCAACGAAACTTTCAATGAAGATTATTTCTGGTGTGCTGTCTCTTACAGCGTCCAGCGCGGAGGACACCCGAAACGTAGGCGTTTCAAGTGTAGTCCAGTTCTATTTTGTTGCGAATTGGGCGATCTTCAATGCGCGGGTTGACGCATGACCCGCCGCGTTCTGACAGGGAAAAATCCATCTGGTGATGTAGGGCTTTGGGTTTCCAAGTCCGGTCAAGACGTATTCACCGCAGACAAGATGAATATGGCGTTCAGTTCGGATTTGAATAATCCGAAGGTGGTTGTTTCTGGGTCGGTTACAATTACTCCTGCGCTAGGTCATCGTACAAAAGACAACAACGCCCCCGGCATACGCAAGACAACGACCATTCCCTACGGTTCGACGATCAGTCCGTTCCCCGTTGCTTTCATCATTGCCTCCGCCGCTTCGTGGATCGTTCCCCTGGTCGGCTACACCACTCAAACCGCTTCCTACTTGAATAATAATTGGCACTCGCCTGTCTACGAGGACATGGCGGGCGCATCAGCCTCCGCTTTGGATACTTCTTACGGCACCGGAATATGGAAGGCCCCTGATGCCGGTAGCGGCGACGCGAACGCGGTTTCCCAGAATTGGAGCGCGATGGCCGTTTACCCCGAGGCAAATTCAAATAGTTTGCAGATAACGACTGCATGCTCGAGCAGCATCACTGTGAAGTATCTCGTTCTAGATTATAGTTGAGGGTCCAGAAATGTACGTCGTGCATGATAACGAAGGCACCATACTTCACTCCATCAGCGGTCCCGACGCCAACTACGGCAAGGCGTTGACGGCTGCAGATCAACAGTGGATTTTCCTTGAAGGTCCGTTCGAATTCAATCCTGTCACGCAATATGTCGACGTGGAAAAGAAAGCGGCTGGCGCTTCTCATGCGGAATGCTTAGTGACGCGAACTTCGATTCCGCTAACGGTAGATGGCACGACCGTTTCAGGTATCCCCACCGGCTCGAAAGTAAAAATCACCTCGGGCGTTGGCGTTGAGTTCGAAGGTGTAGTCAGCGACGGTGAGGTCGAACTCAATGCGGCCGACCCTACCACGTACACAGTGAATGTAACGGCAGGCGCGAAATATCTTCCAACTTCCATTCAGGTGGTTGCAGAATGAAGATCGCTCTCAGTTCGAACATGGCAAAGCGTATCGATGATGCGCGAGATCAGATCAACGCGCATTTTGTCAGCCTATCTGCACAGTCCGCTGCACTAGATGCCATCCACATGCGCAAACGCGAAATTGCATCGGAAGTGAAGCCCGGCGAAGCCGCGCCAGATGCGCTTGCGCAGGAAGCCGCGCTTCGCGGCATTACGCCAGAACAACTAGCAGACCTTATCCTAAGCAAGCCGTGCCCGATTGCTGCGGCTGACGAGCGCGAACTTGAGCGCCAACGCATGTTGCTTACTGTCGAATCAGCCACGACGCCATCCGCGATTGACGCGGTATTGGCTGCTATTTCCTAACTTTACGACGCCACGCGCCGCCAAGGTCCGTGAAGACGCGCGTTTTGCGCGTGTTAGCCCTATGGCTTCTTCCCAGGAATATCATGTCAACTGTTCTCGACATCACCAATTTTATTTACAACACCGGCACGCTGACGATCGCGACGGGCGACACCACGGCGGTGTTTTCTGGCACGTCACTATCCACCAGCGTCAAGGACGGCGACTATCTGTTTGCTGGCGGTTCACTGGCTGTCATTCAGACCGTCACCGACGACACTCATGTCGATCTGTTCACCGAATGGGCAGGCGCAGGCGTTTCGGCCGGGCCGTACCTCATTCTGAAAGCCTCGCTGCTTCGCTATCACACCGCGCTTATTGGGTACGACTCTGCGTCGTTTCTTGCAATGCTCGACGGCACCGCCGTTTGGTACGCGGTTGAGGGCGCAGCGCCGGATCCGTCGATCGGCGAGGACGGTAACCGTGCGCTCAAATCCAACGTCACGCCGTGGGTGGTTTGGCTCAAGACCGGCGGCGTCTGGGTTGAGCAAGCCGGTTCACCTGGCGGCCCCGGTGCTACCATTCTCGTCCAGAACGCGGAGCCCGACACCAGCCATCCAGACAACTCGCTATGGATCGATAGCGACAGCGCGGACCTCGACGTTTACGCGCTGACAGGTTCGCCGCCTGCGTGGGCCGACACCGGCATGAACTTGAAGGGCGCAACCGGCCCTGCTGCTTGGCTTGCACCCGTCGCATGGACGACTGGGACGAACTTCGTTGAAGGTCCGCCAGCGAGTGTCGTAACGCAGGGTGGCGAAACCTACGTCTGTCTTGAGCCGCACACGTCAGGCACGTTCGCGACCGACCTGGCCGCTGGTAAGTGGATCAAGGTTGCAGCGAAGGGCGCGGATGGAACTGGTACGGGCGATGTCGTTGGCCCCGCGTCGGCGACGGATGGACGGCTTGCCGCATTTGATACCGCGACCGGCAAATTGCTTAAGGACAGCGGCAAAGCGATCGCGGACCTTGCTACGGCCGCGCAGGCCGTTCCCGCAGGCGGCACCGCTGGTCAGTTGCTCTCGAAGGTCGATGGCGCTGACAATAATGTGCATTGGATCGACGCGCCCAATACTGACATAGCCTCAGTCGTTCACGCAGCAACTGGCAAGACGACGCCGGTTGACGCAGATGAATTTGCGTTAGTCGATAGCGCCGCATCGAATGTTCTGAAGAAGCTGACGTGGGCGAATTTGAAGGCGGCACTGGCCTCGACGTTCTTGACGTGGGCACCGGTACGCGAACGACTCACGGCCAATCGCACCTACTATGTAGCAACCGCAGCGAACGGTGGGTCCGATACAAATCCTGGAACTAGCGGCAGTCCATTTCTCACAATTCAGAAGGCAATCAACACAGTCGCCGCTCTAGATCTTTCCGTCTTCAACGTCACGATTCAGGTTGGCGCTGGCACATATGCGGGCGCGGTTCTAGTAAACGGGCCATGGGTCGGTCTTGGTTCCGTGTCTCTAATAGGCGATACGACAACACCAACGAATGTCGTAATCTCAACCACCTCGACCGATTGCATCACATCGCAAAACAACGGTGTGCTGAATGTCGGTGGTTTTAAGCTTACCACCACAACTTCCGGAAGTTGTCTGACCGCGACAGCAAACGGGACAATATATATGACAGGCGCCATGAACTTCGGTTCTACGCCGACGAACAGTCCGCAAATCAGTGCAGCGAATGGCGGCAAGATTTTCAATATTGGCGGGGGAAATATTACGATCTCAGGGGGTTCATTTGCCCATGCATACGCACAGCAGCTCGGCGGCATTGTGTATGCAAGCATTACCGTCACCCTGTCCGGCACTCCGGCTTTTTCATATGCGTTTGCTGCGGCGTCGAACGTGGGCTTCGTCAGGTCTGCTGGCGTTACTTATTCCGGGTCAGCAACTGGCGCGCGATACAATGCTTCTACAAACTCAGTCATCCAAACCGATGGCGCGGGAACGTCTGCTCTACCCGGCAACGCAGCAGGGACGACGGCAACCGGAGGGCAGTACGCGTGATGGCCTACGACCCAAGCAGATGGTTCTGGATTGTGGAGGGCGATGAGCAACGCGCATTTTCAAGCGCGTCTGGTGGCTACGTTGATGCTACTCAGGCTATTCCTGAGTGCACGACGCATATCGACAGCGAAGAAAGAATGATCGAGGTGCTGCGCACGGCGAACGTTCCGCCGTATCATCGCGTTTCTGTCTATCGGATCATTCGAAGGCTGGAGGAAGCTGGACTCGCCAACGCCGCGCTCGCAGTCATCGACGCGCCGGAGAACGCCGTCCTCAAAGCTCGCTTCTACGGACTTGCCGGATCAGTGGAATCTGGCATGGGTGTGCCTGCGGACGATCCTGACGCTATTTCTTTGGTGCAGGCTGCTGGCGGTGATCCGGCTGCTATCCTTGCTCCGGAATAATCTAGGACACCGCAACCGCGCTCTGGAACTCTGCGTAGTCCATAATATCATCGCCTTCGGATGCGGCGGTAGATGCCAAGATCATGCAAACGGACCCTGATGAAAAATTGGAGAACTGCCTCCACGTCATCGGCGGTATAAGAAGCCCTTGATATGGCAAATTCAAAAAGTGGCTTCGGCTTCGCTGTCCGTCGTCAAGCAAAACGTCAAAGCTGCCTTGGACCGCTATGACCAAGCTCGTCGTTTTACCGTGAGCACTACCCTTACACACGTCACCTGACTGCACATCGAATAGATAATAAACGCGCTTGATATCGAACGGGATTTGATCGCGCCCATCAATGAAGCTCATCCGCCCCGGGAAAAAATCAGCGGCGGTTGGTATTTTGATAATTTTGCAGTCGTCTATGGGCATGTGATTGTCTTTAGTATTCGACGTTAATGAATGCATCTAAATGTATCAGCATGGGTGGTTAAGTCTATTATTTTTCCTGCTGGTACCTTGCTCTAAATAATCAGATGCATAGAACGCTAAATAGCGCCGCAACACTTTAAATCTTAGCAATAGCCTTATCGGCAGGCGCATTTCTCGGCTGAACTTCATGCTTTGTCGAAAGGCAAAGTCGAGAGTGTCTTTATCATTTCTTTTGATCGCGGATTTTATGTCTCCTGATGCGGATCTGGCAAACCGATGAGCAACAATCGCTCGTTCTGACTTAGGCACGCCAACCAATATGCTGTCCGAAATCTTGTCAAAGTAGAGTTCTCTAGAGACCATCATCTTGCGCGAATAAGAAGTGGATGATGGGTTATCACGCCAAGCATAAAGCGCTTCATTAAGATATTCCGATCGGTAGCCGGCCAGAAACATTCTGATAAATAGGTCGTCGTCCTCATATCCTTTAAATCGCTCATCGAAGCCGCCGACTTCTAGAAAAGCCTCTCTGCTTACGAGTGAAGAACTTGGCAGGATCATCATGTCCCGTTCTAGGCAATCCATCAATGATCGTTTCGGGTGTTGTTGGTGCTTAAGCCTGTTTATGCACCTAGGCGCAATCATGTCACCGTTATCGGCTACGCGATCAGGGTTGGAGTAGACGTAAGCTAGCCGCCCATCGTCATTCTCAATGAATAGCTTTTCTAAGGTTGATAAATGGTGGGAGTACCAATAATCATCTTGGTCGAGGAAGGCGATTAAATCGCAGTTTGTGTTGGCAATGCCCATGTTCCTCGCAGACCCTTGTCCCCCATTGGGCTTCCGCAGAATCCTAAGCCTACTGTCGAGGTGGAGCATTGCTTCAACGATCTGAGCGCCATTGTCGGTTGATCCATCGTCAACAATGATGATGTCGTCTACGGCGCGGTCTTGAGCAAATACGCTGTCTATGGCCTGCTTGATGTACTGCGCTCCGTTATACAACGGAATCACGCAAGCGATTGTTGGCATTTAGCCATCCCAAGTCGCCCGGATGGTGCCGGGAGTTTGATCATCAGCGACTTGGGTAGCTGACCCCACTGCTTAACCTGAACACGCACCATCAGTGCGCATCCCTTCAAGAGGTCTATCCGTGGGACTCCCGGCATAAGGGGCCGGCTGCTCCCCAAGTCACCGACATGGCTCGTTGATCAAGACGAAACCATGCAACCCGAATTTAGCTGCTCTTTTAGCTGCTGGGCAAGCCTCATCACCCCAAAATCATGACAAATCCAATGCCCAGCGCGCTGCGTTTGGCATTGGTTAACGCTACGGCTTAAGCCCTGCGTACAGCATAAAACCTCAATCATTCTAAGGACTAGCCGTGTCATTGCTAAAATGGCTGCGCGCACGCGTGCGCTTTATCCCTAACGTATGGGCAGAGGCCAAGCGTCTTTGGTCTATGCGGGTGGCCCTGTTCTGGACGGCCATGGGTACAGTTGCCGCGCTGTGGCTTGGTCTGGCCGGCAGCATTCCGGCGCCAATTTTCTTCGGCGTTGGCTTTCTGGTGATTTTTACGTTCGGCGTCGCGCGCCTGCTTAAACAGCCCGGCACCGAACAATGACGGTGCGCGCCCCAACAAAAAAAGGCGTAGTCATCTCTGCCGCGCTCATGGCCAGCATTGTGGCAGCAGTCGTGCCAGTCACTACGACGTGGGAAGGTATGGACAAGGTTGCGCGCCGCGACGCGATCGGCACCGGCCATCCCGTAACGTATTGCTACGGACAGACTGACGAGTTCGGCGACGTTCGCGTGGGCCAGCGGTTTACGAAGGTGGAATGCGACCTCGCCATTCAAAAGAGCCTGCCCAAATACGTTAACGGCGTCGCAAAGTGCGCAACCCGCATCTTCCCAGTGAAGGTATGGGCTGCCCTCGTTGATGGCGCGTACAACGCTGGCATTGCCGCGGTGTGCCGTTCGCCAATGATGGTTCGCATGAACGAGGGAGACTACACCGCAGGCTGTAACGCGTTTGCTGGTTGGTACATCCGTTCAGACGGCCAGGTGCGCAAAGGCTTGATCGCGCGCCGTAGCGGACTGCACGGCGACCCTCGCACGTCAGAGCGGGCCTTGTGCCTTGAGGGCGTTCGCGAAGGCTAGCGCATTGCATGGGCGCCCCGCGCCACCTCGTCAGTGGAGGCGCGTCATGTTGCTTGGACCGTTCGGCGTGGCTGCGGTCATCGTAATTCTTATCCTTGTCATTTCATTATGGGGGCCGCGCTGATGTGGTTTCTTTCTTATTTAGGCGCGAACTTCGCACTCATCATAGTCGTGGTTCTGCTGGTGATTGCGCTTGGTGCAATCGCCTGGTTTGCAAAGAATTGGAAGGTGGCAGTAGCAGCCATCCTCTTGGTGTGCGCCGGCCTTGGTTATCAGCAAATCGACAAGAACGCCTATCAAAGGCGCGTATCGGAAGAGGCGGCGCAACAGGTCAAGGTGCTCCAAGACAGGCTGACGACGCTACAGGACGTTAGCAAGGCCGACGCAGAACGCGCCTTGGCAGCGAACGCAATCATTACAGAACTGGAAAGGACGGCCAGTATGACGCCTGCAAACGATGGGCCGTGTCTTGACGCGGGCGCGGCGGCTCGAGTGGGGGATATTAAGTGAACAATAAAGCGTGGCGCACGTACTGCGCCGTTACCAGCCACCCACTTACTGTTAGGTTAGGGCTGGCTGCCAGCATCGGCCTATTCGCGCTCGCCTTGGCGGGTTGCCAGCCTTCTGGCAGTCCATCCGGCAGCCTGCCTACGGTGCCGGCCGATATTCAGGCTTGCTTCCGCGGCGGCCCTGTTGGCGTTCCTCAGAAGGCGCTCACGGTCGCGGAGGTTGAATCGCTCTGGAAGCAGGACCGAGTCAAACAAGTCGTCCTGCGTCAATGCGGCCAGCGCTTTCTCGCTTGGTACGGCGACCTCCAAAAGAGGTGGCGCTGATGGGTTGGGAATTTCCAGTCGGGGCCGCAGTGGCCTTTTTGTTGGCAATCGGCGGCTGGGTGTGGCGATTGTCTAGCCGCCTTACCAAGCAGGACGGCAAGATCGAAGCCGCCGCAATCCTAGCCTCTAATGCTTCCGCAAAGGCCGCCACTGTAGGGCAGGATCTGAACGCCCACAAAGAACACGTAGCCGCCGAATACGTGAGCCGTGACGCCATGAGGGAGGTTACCGAGGCAATCAACCGTTTAGGGGATCGCCTCGACAACCTCTTTCTCCACTTCATGCCGAAGCCTCCAGGCTAAGGCACCCCCACAAAACTTTATTTTCGGCTGGCGCGGGAGAATCCGTTTGCCAGCCGTATTTGTCTTTGTGTTTCCGCAAAAGAGGTGCCGGTTTTGCTGAATAAATCCTTTTATTTCATGTGCTTGGCTGCGTTTCTGGCGCTTTCTGCGCCTGTTTACGCCAACACCTGTGTCGCGTCCCACTATGGCGTTGGTGACGGATACGGCGGGCGTAGGACGGCTTCTGGCGAGCGCATGAACCCGCGTGCCATGACGGCTGCACATCGGACGCTGCCATTCGGTGCGCGCCTGCGGGTGTGTCACAGCGGTTGCGTGGTGGTGCGCATTACGGATCGCGGCCCATGGGTGCGTGGGCGCTGCCTAGACCTTTCATACGGCGCAGCGCGAGCAATTGGCTTGGGCGGTACGGGCCGCGTGACGTTCGAGCGGGCCGATGATTGACCCATACACCGCAGTCAACACGATAGGAGCGATCATGCTTGTTTTGCTTGCCGTGTATTTCCTTTTTCCAAAATGGCGGTGATGAATGCCTACGCCTGAAATATCCGACGAGGTTTTGCGCGCGACTGTATCGACATACGAGGCGTGTGAGCGCGACCAGACGCGCGTGGCATCGCTGCTAGGCTTGGCTCGCAGTACGGTGCAGAACCGGCTGAAAAGGGCGGCAGAACGTGGGTTGATGGGTACCAAGCCCGTGCTGGAAGGTTTTCGCCTTACCAAGACCACTGCTGTCACCAACGAGGACGGCGATGTAGTCCGAGAATTCATTCAACAGAAGCCAGACCTTGGTGCGCCATATGAGCCGGTGGAGTCGCTGGCTGTTAAGGGGCGTACGACGTGGGCCGACATTCATCCTGACGGTACGCGCATTGCAACACGCGAAGTCATCATGGAGCGCGCGGATGCTAAAGCGCAGTTGGCTGCGATGCGGGCTGCAGTTGATGGTTTTAAGGATGAAATTCCGCGAGCAAAGCCAATTACGGCTCCGCGCGAGGTTGTGGACAACCTGTTAAATGCATTCCTCGTCACTGACAGCCATTTCGGTATGTTGGCTTGGGGGGAAGAAACCGGCAGTGACTATGATTTGAGAATTGCCGAACAGCTTTTGCTGGATTGGTTTGCAGCAGCCATCGCTAATTCGCCAGATGCGCATACGGCGCTGTTCGGACAAATTGGCGATCTCATGCATCACGATGCGCTTGAGTCTGTGACTCCTGCACATAGGCATGTGCTCGATGCGGATTCGCGATTGCAAAAAATCATTCGCGTTGTAATCCGCACTATCCGTCGCGTCATCGATATGCTGCTGTATAAGCATCAGCATGTACATGTTGTTATGGCGTCAGGAAATCATGATCCTGCGTCATCTGCGTGGCTGCGTGAATTGCTCGCTGCGTTCTATGAGAAGGAGCCCCGCGTCAGCGTCGATAATAGCCCGTCGCTATACTACGCTTATGAGTGGGGTGACACTGCGATATTTCTACACCATGGGCACAAACGAGACATCGGAACGGTGGATGCTACATTGGCCGGTCAATTCAGAGAGCTTTACGGACGAAGTAAGTACGCCTTCGCGCATATTGGACATAAGCACAGCGACGAAGGGAAAAAAACCGGCCTGATGTATGTGGAGCGACACGAGACCCTGGCTGGTCGTGACGCACATGCAGCAGGCGGAGGGTGGCTTTCTGGACGTAGCGCGAAGGTCATTACGTACTCTAAGAGCGGTGGAGAGGTTTTCCGCTCTACCCTTCGGCCAGAAATGGTGGCTGGCGCGAGCGACTTGCCCGTTGCGGCAAACGATAATGAAGTGCGGAGGGCGGCGGCGTGAAGGTAAGAATAACAAAGCAAGAATTGGAACGCTGCGTTGAAGTCTCCGCTCGCGTGGCGAAGCGAACAAATTCAGAAGCTGTCGTTCACTGGGATCGTATCGAGATTATTCCCGCCGCACCTACGCCAGTAGGTGCAGCTTGACCCCGATTTCATTCCCAGAAGCAAACGTATCGTACCGCCCGCCGCACAACTGGACCAACGAATTTCCTGGAGAGGTGCCTGTACTCCGCACCGACGACTCCTGCACCTCGCGCTGGCTACTGAGCAAAGACGAACTTGGCGCGCTCAACCAAGGCGGGTGCATTGAATTGACTGTTGTTGGTGGACAGCCTGCGGTGAAGTTGGAGGTGGTGTGATGGCAACGCTAAGTGTGCTGTGCGCGCTGGCGCTAATCGGATTTGGGGTTGGTGGACTTTATCTGTGGGGCCTGCTCATTCAACGGTCGGTTCGCGATCTATGACCCACCTTCCGCTCACGCCAGAAACGGTTGCGGCGGCGTATGATTACTTGCTGACTTGTCCACCCTACTCAGGTTGGAATCTGCCGGACAGCGAAGATGTAACATTTCGCGTAACAAAGAGGCGTGACGTTTTCGCGCGATACATCTGGGATGGCGGACACACGATCGAAGTTTCGTCGGCGTCGATTGGGCATACGGCTACGTTGATTGAGAAGGTCGGACACGAGCTTATACACGTCCACTTGAGGCAGACAGGCATGGAGAGCAAAAGCAGCGATCCGAATGTTCACAACGCGGCGTTTAGGAAGTTGGCTGCTGTTGTGTGTCGCACGCACGGCTGGGATTTGAAGGCATTTTATTGAGGGGGATGCAGATATGCCGGATGTTAGAGGTTGCCCGGACTACAGTCACCACGACTACGCGAAAGAGGCGCGCGAGGGCCGGGAGTATCATAGAAAGATAGGCGCTGCTGATAGACTGGCTGGCAAGGAACCAAACCATTATCTCTATTACACAGCATCGCAGGATTACCACATCGCGGCTGGATATCGCGACGGTTACGACAACCCCTCCGCTACGCAAGTTGCGGAGGCTGCGTGATGGCGGGGTCAATCACAGCCTCATGCGGCCACAGGATGGAAGATGGCGATGATGGCGTTGACGTCATCTACAGTGGCGAGGATTGCGATGCCGTAGACGGTTTCCGGCCTGTGCTTTACTACGCCCATTTTTGCGAAAAGTGCGCCGCTAAATGGAAAGATGACGGCCTCTTGTTTGATAATCAGGATGATGCCCGTGCTTGGCTGTCATCGCAATCAGCCAAGCAAAAGGGAAAAGCCGCATGACCTACCACAACCCCGGCGACCCCGTCACCTTTATCGACGACACCAACCTTGGCATGCTTGGCTACGGCGACGAGGTGTATCCTACGCTGGGAGAGACCTACACCGTGCGCGATGTGGTGATTGACCACTTCGGCGTGGAAGGCTTGCTGCTGATGGAAATCCGCAACGACCGCCTGCCTTACCGGGTGGGCGACAAGATCGTGGACTTTGAAAAGCCATTCGCGTCGTGGCGGTTTAGGCCGGTGGTGCGCGGTGAAAGCAAGAAAGAGATGGAGGCGGTGTGAGACACATGGTTTGGAAAATTGATTTTGGGTCAGCAAGGGCATCAGTCAATCGAGAGATAAAGCCATTACGCGAGGCTATTGAAGGTGGGGCCATCTCCGAAATCGCCTCACGCATTGCTACCGCGCAGCGCAGCAATGATTGTGCGGTGCCTGGCTTGGAAGAGAGTGGGGCGGAGACGTCTGGATATACTGTGCATGTGAAGGACTCCAACATCACAGCAGTAATGCCCCCATCCGAATGGTCGCCAACGGAAGGCAAGCCAGTGGCGGCCAATAGTAACGGACTGATCGAAGACGTTGCCCGCGCATCTGAGCGCGTGGCACAGTGGCGTAACGAGTCTAACTACACCACCCTCCGCACCATCCTCGATGCCGCCTTCGCGCACGCCGCAACCGGCAAAGGCAAGGAGCGCCACGCGCGGGACTTGCCTTTCGACAAGCAGCCGATGCTCGAGACGACGCGACTTGTTGGGCCAGGCTTCCCGCTCGGACAGGCCATCAAGAAGGCTGGTGAGGCTGCAGGCATGATTGAGCGGTCGGAATACGACGCGGCCGAAGCTGAGTGCCTTGGGGCGATCAACTATCTGGCTGGGGCGGTGGCGTGGGTGAGGGAGCAGAAAGCGCAAGTCGGTAAAGAGATAGCGGAGGCTGCGTGACGATACATAAAATTGTACGCAATATTATAGAAGACGGGACGCCACAGCATCTCCAAATCGGCGACACGATCAGGCAACCTGACGGACGGGACGTTTGCGTAACTAACGGGTCATTTTACGGAGACTATGGGAGGGTTTCAAACTTCTGGACATGGAGGGAAGTTCTCCAAGACGGCTCGCTTGGAGTCGAAGAAAAGGGATACGGAACAATTTTTGGACGCTAATAGTTGCTGCCGCCGCGTCGGCACAGCAATGATCCATAAATGATACGTTAGAGCGTCATATGTATGAGATATGAAGCGTAAAGGTTACATCGATCGCGCAAATGCGAGGTACGCGGCCAACACCCACTAGCGGCTCCGCCGCTCTACTGGTGTGCCATGCGATTCATTTTCCTAGTTGTTGTTGTTGCGATTGCGTCAGTCTGGGCCACGGCTGGTAAGCCAGAACGCCCGCCTCAATATAAGGTGCAGTTCTGCCATGTGCCGGCGCAAGGTTGGTTCCTGCCGTGCAGCATGGTCGATCGGTATGAGTGGGTTTAGGTGTACGAGAGTCCCAGAATGCCCGTGCACGGGCACCTGGCGTGGGCTGGACCGCGAAACGCTATGATCCAGAAGAGGTGGTAGGCTTCGTTCCGGAAGCCGCGGGCGGTGAAAGCCCGCTAAACTAATTCGGGTGACACGGCCCAGTAATGGTGTCCGTTCTGGATGGTGACTCCGATTGGATCATCCGACTTTCTGGCGGCGACTCTCGGATTGGCCGCCGGCCCCGATGTTTCTTGCTGAAGCCAGAGTCACTCGCTGGCCGGGGTAGCGATAGCAAGACGCCAATAATTCGCTAGGCGTGCCTCGTTAGTCAAATCGAGTTGCCGGTTGATGCCCGGCCAGCAAGACAGAACGGCTCCTATTGCTTTCGCAGTAGGAGCCGTTTTTCTATCTACCAGCCTCACTCGCAGGCTTATTAAAATCAATCACGTCAGACCAGTTTGCCCGTAGATCCACGTAGCCGACGTGTCCGCACACGGTACACCGCATATGGGCGCTAATGTCCGACCAATCCCAGTCTGGTAAGTCTGCTATCCGCACCACAGCGTTGTGGCCGCACTTACGCTGGCCTTCCGACCACTGGCAGTATGCGATGATGGTCTTTACCGCGGTGCGCCGGTCGGGCTTGCCGGACCAGTAGCGTAGCCATGGTGCCGGCTTCTTGCGCCATGGTTTATGGGCGGTATGGCGGTGCATTTGGTAACGCTATGGTAACGGATAGGCTCGATGTTCTTTGTCCGTTCACGTTAAACTACAATAAATTCCTTTGTATTTTCAATGATACGGGTAATGAAACAGAAGTGGAGGCTTCTGTTGCCAGTAAAAGAAACCGTTATTTTATAGGGTTTCTTGCTGCGCTGGTAACGCTACGGTAACGGCTATCTAGCGTCAGCCGCAGTCTGCTGCCAGTCCGGGTGATGGTGTCCGTACGTCTTTTGAAACACCGTTATCGACATGCCGAGCGACTCCGCAGCCTCATACGGATCTACACGCTGGCGCAACAGGTGCGTTGCGCGCGAGTGACGCAGCACATGTGGATGCACGTCGTGAAGCTCTGACGCAGCACGCGCCTTATTCCATCCCTTTGCGACCCTCTCCACGGCCTTGCCGCGGTACTCCACGACGTATTTTGAATCCGGCGATATACGACGCCAGCGTCTCAGATGGCCTATCAGGCGCCTTCCTATGCGGACTGGCGGGGCGCGCTTCTTGGTCTGGGTAGTCCCAGGCCGCTGGCGATACAGAAGGCCGGCTTTGAGGTCGATTTGGTCCCACTGGAGTTTCATAATCACAGTGGCTCTGCTGCCTGTGTACCAGCCAAGCAGAAAGAACCTCGCTATGTGCTCGCTATCGGCCTGGCGTCGGATATGACGCAGGAATTTGGCGGCCTCTTGGATAGTGAGCCAACGCTGGCGCGGAAGTGGCTTTTCAGGCCGCTTTATCGTAGGGACTCGAATTGGATGATAGCTCTGGCTCCAGTGGCGTAGGGCAGTCTCCAAGAACCCCAATTCTCGGCGAACTGTCGATTTGCCGCCGCGGTGTTTTGTGTATTTTTTGACGTTGTCGGCTGTTACATCTGCGACGTGCTTATCGCCCCACCACTTGATGAGGCGGGCAGTGTCGCCCAAAATGGAAGTCTCGGATGGCAGGCCCTGAATGCGGTCTGTTTCGTACGCTGAGATAACGTCAGACAATAGCGGATTAGAGCCACCCTGCGGCTTGTTGTTATCCCTTATGTACGACGCAAGGCTCGCCTGCGCTGCGCGTTCCTCGCCAACGCCGAATCCCGTGCGGACTCGCTTGTCACGGTCAACGATCGTCCATGACTTTCGTGCCTTGTCCCACCAGAGGCGCGGGCCTGAACTTCTACGCGGCATAACTCTCTCATTTCCTTAATCGCCGCCAATGTTACAAAATGCTTCCCCGCGATCAACTCCAGTTTTAGCCGGCCTTTCGCGTGCTCCTGACGCAATCCAGACACAGTCATACCGCCGGCTGGAAACGCGTATTCCAGCGCGTGCGCCAGTCGGAGCGGAGCGTCGTCTGGCGGTTCATTATCATTCGCCGCCCCCCTCATGCTCCGGTGTCCTTGGGGTTGGCGAGTTCGAGCAGAACGTCGGCATGGCAAGGCTGGTCGAGCGGGCACCAGCAAGCGAGATTTTTGCCGCGCAATGGAGCAAGCGCGTAGCCCGTCCCATTCGTTAGTTGCCCATCAACAAACTTCCGAAAATCTCGCACAGCATCGGCTGCTGTAAAATGCTCTGTAATGCGGAACGGATTGCCCCATGGCGAGCCGCGCCCGACATAAACGGTATTCGGCGGCATCTTCCAGCCCTTGGTGCGCTTGCGCTGGATGCGGACGGGTCGGCTCACTTCCCATCCTCCTTGTTGGGGGAGGGCGGTGAGGGGAGGGGCATGAAGTGGGTAACGTGACATGCACCGTCAGTTGGATTTGTGGGCTTCTGTCCAGTCGGGACTGTGCTGTCCCAACAATGGTTATTGCCTCCGATTAGTCGCTTAATAGCGAACTGCTTATCGCCGCTTGTCTCCGCGAGCGGTCGATACACCAGCGCAGATTGTCCATCCGTCGGCGCTTCACTGATCGGCCTCCACATCGCAGCGAGCGCGGCTTCAATGGCGGCGCGCACAGCATTGTCACCGTGAATTGTTAGGCCGCAGGAATCCTTGAATGCGTCCTTCGCCACCCTCACCATTTCGTCACTGATCTGCATTGGAGGCCCCTACGGCTTCACGCGAGTTTCGCCGCGAACTGCACGGTAAGGACGCCGCCAGTTATTCAGGCCCGCAAACGATAGAGCCTCTTTCTTCGTGCGGAACAAATCGTTCCACGCGATGTACCAATCACCTATTGGTTTGCTTTCCTCGTCCTCATCACGACAAAGCAGAAGCCAGCCATCAATTGTGTCGATTTTATTCTGCATCCTTCCCTCCGTTTCCTGCAATGAAGGCGTCAACCTCATGCGCGATCATGTGAGGCTGGTTGCCGAGCGGCGTTTCATCGCGATAACGCCTTAGAAGCGTTATGGCAGTCGTAGACCTCTCTCGGTGCTTGTCGATTGCTCTACACGCGGCCACGTAAGCGTCCCATGTAGGGCTATGCTCATCGCCCCCCTTAATCCGGATAGCATCTCTCAAGCGCACCAACTCATCTGCTTGCCGTTCGCATTGTCCTTTCCACATATCGCGGTTGCGCGCATTGCGATCCAGTTCCGCCTCCGCCTCTCTCAGTGCTTGCGAAAGGGATTCGAGACGGTCGGCGGCTCGGTCGGCCACCTCGGATGGCACGCAGAAAACATCCCCGGACACGCCATCGTGTGAATCACGAAGTTCCGTAACCAACCCCGCCACGTCCTGGTGCGCGGTCATGGCTTGCTCCAATCGTTGCCGTACATCGTGTGACGAAGCGTTAGATCGTGTGCAACGGCTATCTGATTAACGACAGACGGCGAGACGGCCTCGGAAGTATCTTCGTGCTTAAATCCAGTCGCCTTGCACCATGAGCAAGCTCCGGTCATCGAAGGCGCGTCGCAATACCATTGCTTGACCTTGCCATTCCCACGGCAGGACCAGCACCGCACAATGCCGACAGGCAGCTTATCGAACGCAATGTCTTGCGCATCGAGATAGCCGTGTGAAATCCAGACCTCAACGCGATCCATTCTTCCCCTCGCTATCTTCATCTGCTTGATGGGCGGAGAGCATGGCGCGGTAAGCATCAGCCATTCCATCAATCTCCTTTTCCGTCCGAGCGCCTTGCCCGCGAGCGCGATACGTCGGGATCCCCCAATAGGCGTCTAGTCCTGCATTTAAAGACTTCCGCGACGGTGTTTTGACCGCGACGATATATTCATCGCCAAGGTATGCGTCGATTGCGGTTACAACCGCCTGTTTGATTTGATCGCGGGTTAGCTTTGCATGGTCGGGCAAATATCCAGCCAACCTCGCCACGCGCTCGACTGCTCGCTCAATCCGAAAATCTTCTGCCCGCGCCCCGATCTCGATTGCTCGTGATGATATGGTCATGGCTGCACCTTTCTTGCGATGCGGATAGGAATAAACTTGTCTCGCAACATGATGTAGGCACCGTCTGGCCGCCTGTGGCGCTCGCAAATTTCCTGTCGAACTCGACCGCCGCAAATCTCGCAGTGGACGGGGCGAGCCTGACCAAGGGATGGATAAATTCCATCGCTCATCCCTTCACCTCCGCATGTGTGTCTGGCGGCCCGGGCAGCTTTCCAGAGCCGCCACAAGTCGAGCATTTCTCGGTGCCAGGCACCTCGATAGCGTTTCCGCAGCACTCGCCGGTGCGAGTTGGGTTCCCGCAGCAGCCAGCTTCACTAATCGTGCGATAGCCGGAACCATCACAGTCAGGGCAATCCGCCACGCCCCCGGCATGAGCGGAGAGGGCTTCGATTTCCTTCAACACTCGTTCGATGAATGGATCGTCGGGATATGTCAGGCCGACGTGATCGAGTGCCGAGACGGCGAGTTTCAGCGCCTCCCGTATCGCGCCGTCGCTGGCGGGAGAGCAGCAGAACCCTTCTTTCTGCCAAGCTCCCAACCATTCTTTCGCTTGGCGTTGCAGATCGCCCTGCGTATCGGGCGCTAGCAGACTAAAATCATGCCGATAAGAAAGACATGCGGAATTGACCTGGGCTTTTGTCGGCTCCGCCTTCCCATCGTCTGGTGTCGATGGCAGCGGGAGGGCGCGGGTGTTCCAGCGGCGAACGGCTTTGGCCTCTGTTTCGCAATTCACTTCGCTGCAACTGGCACCACAATGAGGCTCATCATCCTCACCAGTACAGATGGCGTAGAAATCACCAATGCCGTTACTGCAAACCCGGATGTTCTTGTTCCCGCAGAACGGGCACGGCAGCAATTCCGCCTCGATCCCCTCGCGGTATCCCGCGTCACGGTGTGTCATCGGTGAGCCCTGTCTTCTAAATTGTCTTCGTAAATTTGATCCTGATACTTCGTCATTTTACATTCGACGGACTTGTACGGACCAACGAAAGGCTGTGCTTTCTGAAGTGCATCTCGCGCATAAGTGCACGGGCGAAAATCGGAGTAATATCCGAGGTTCGCGACATTGCCATTTTGAAGCGTAAGCAAAAGTATGAAGACGTAGGTATTCATCGCCGTTCCTCCTGTCGCTCGTACCACCATGACCTGATGCCATCAGCGATGATGCGCGCGATCACGAACGGCAGAAATATCCAAAACACGGGAAACAGGATGCACAGCCACAGTATCTTTTCATTTTTAGAAAATTTCGTACCCATCATTCACCCTCCTGTGCGGGCGCTGTCGGCGCGAGGAGGGAAAGGATGGCGTCGGCTTTGGTATAAGCGAGGTCTCTGCGTTCGATTTCACGGATTGACCATTTCACACCGGAGAAGTTGTCAAACTTCGCATCCGGATCAACGATCCGCGCCACGGCCTCACGGTCAACTTGCGGCGGGGTGGGTGCTGCATAAAGAGCGACAGGATTGTCGAACGGCTTTTTCAAAAGCCCCGATGAAACAGTTGCGGTCGCGTCTTTGTGTTTCGCTAGTTCGGCGAGCGCCTCGCGTTGAATGTAGGCCGCAACCGGCTCCCCCGCCTTAGCGGAGAGGGCGGCATCAACGATTTTCATTACTTCGTCGATCTGGTCGCACAGCCTGACAGGGCCATCATGAGATTTCGGGCGAATTATTGCTCGCTGTAATTTCTCTCGTAACGCCTCCCTCATCGCCACATCCGGCGCAGACGGGGTGCGGGAGCGGAGAGCTTTAACCGCACGTCTAAGAACGTCGCACTCAACTACGGCTTCTGTGCTGTCTCTGGCTGGGTTGTTCGCGCAACCTTCCAGTTCATCCGCCAGCGCCTCTACCTGCCGGTCATTCATGGGAGCCTCGGGATTTGAGGATGGCGGAGAGAAGGGCGAGGGCGGGTGTTGCGCATGCGCTGCTACAGCCTAAGCTGTAGGGCGCTCCATCTGCGTTGAGCGAGTTGCACGACGCATGCCAGTAACCGTGATGAACGTTTTTCCCAAGCGTCCATGCGAGGCCCTGTTCGTTCAGCGCCATTACGGCGTCGAGCGAGGCGGTCGGGTCTGGCTGATCGCCGTCCATCATGTCTTCGGAGTCGGCGTCAGGTGCCCACGTCAAATAGCTGTCCGGTCCATTGCGGTGCTCCTCGCAGACCCAACCGCAAGCGAACAGGCAATCATTGCCCAACTCCCGATCTGGCCCGCTCGCCTTCTCGA